TAGCGAATAAGAACGATTCTGAAACCGATCGTGCTAGAAAAAGAATGGGTAATCGTATGTCGGGTATTGCTAAAGCTACCGATAGACTTACAAAAGAAGAAGCAGATCTTGATGAAAAGAAGCTAACCCCAAAAGAGATTAAAGCTGCTCTTGGTTCTGCTAAGGCTAAGCCTAAGGATAAAGTCAGCCTAGCAAAAGCTCCTTGGGATATGAAGAAAGAATCAGTACAAACTGAAGCAGCAACTGCATCAATTAGCGGTCGTCCAGGTGTAGCTTCTCCACGCGGTGAAGGTCTTTCTCCGAGTGCAAAGAAAGAGCTTGCTCGCACGACTCCTATGCCTGATTTCGTAAACGAGCCAAAGATCGATAAAAAGTCTTATGATGCAATGCGTAAGTCTGGTCCAACTGCTCCATACAAAGCCCCTGGCGATAAGAATATCATTAATAAACCACTTGACATTACCGCAAGAGCTTCAAAGAAAGAAGACGACGGCTTCAAGGACGCATAAGATAATTCATGGATGATGATTTACTAGAAGAAGATCTAGTAAAATTTGCAGCGAAGCACTATTACTCTCCAAAGGGTAAAATTGATCCTGAAGAATTTTATGATGATCTAAAGCGGTTTAAATATATCAAGCGTTTGGTGAATAGATATATCGAAACAGGTATTCTATCCGAACGCTTGATACTGAATCATACAATTGTAATTTTTAATGTATTTGGTAACTATGCAGCCTTACGTCTATTAGGCTTAAGATTAGAACCTAAACACTGGAAGGTAATAAAGCCTTTCTTAGAATATTTAAATCATGTTCGCCCGAATCAGCTAAAAGAAATAGAATCTGATCCGGAAGTTATTGAGAAATTAAAGAGGATATAATGGGATTAATCAAACAAGCAGGCGATTTAGTCTATACATTCAGATTCCTCACTTTACTTGTCACCCCATTCGACAAGACAAAAGCATATGAAGTCGGTATTATCGACAAAGACGGAAAGCGCAATAGAGACTATTCCATGAATACGATTGAGGCGCGTGACAACTACAGAGACTACTATACACCGTTCCACCGTTTAGTTTTTAATATAAAAAGACTCATGGCAAAGGTTCCTGGGGGTGGTAGCACATTAGCCTCTTATGCAGCTGCATTATATCTCATCAAAGAAAAATACTCAGTCTCCGAGAAGAGAATTTTAAAAGGATTATCCCAAATAGGGATTGATTCCACAGATTTCTTGGTCGAGGAAAGTAACTGGTTTGTTCTATCGAATGGTCAGCTTAGTCCTGGCGTATATAAATTAAGATATGAAAAAGTGTCAGAAGCTGTGGATATGATTCCACATGATAAGATTCGTATTGAAGACGATGCGATGCCAGTTGGACAGATGTTTGGTATAAATATTTACGAAGCGATTCATATAAGATCGAGACAGAAGATTTACGTTACCTCTCTGGAGTTACTCAGATGAAAGAAAAACATACTAACTGCGGAACCCCAGATTGCTGCGGTGAATGCAATCAAGTTGATGAGATGATGACAACAGCCGATGCAGGTATTCCACAGGACACAAAGAATATGGGTCCTCGTGTTGCTGTTGACAAAAGAAAAAAGAAACAACCAATTCTTCTAAAACGATTTAGAAAGTATATGGAAGAAAATGATTAGAGTATATCTTTTACTGTTTATTGTAGCTACATTCGGTACAGTAGTGTACAGTGCTTATGCCTATTATAATAGCACCCAAGCTACAATTGCATTACTCCGTGAGAACAATACAAAGCTACAGATAGCCGCAGAGACTATGGAAAATACTATTAACTCCATGGAAGCTGATGCTACAAGAACAGCAAAATTAAATAAAGAGCTTACTGTTGCCCTACAACAGGCTGAAAGCAACCTAAATAGACTGAGAAAAAGATTCAGTGAGATTGACCTGAATAAGGAAGCAATGATAAATGCGGCTGACCTAGAAGCACGTATCAATCGAGCTGTTAATAGACTCAGAGAGGAATTAAAGAATGAAACTACTGCACCTGTCGATCCTATTCCTGTCGCTCCTGTTACTGAGTAGTTGCGGCCAATTTAAAATCCCAGACAAAGAAGTCGTTGTACAAAAAGAATATGTGAAGCAGAACATCATGCTTCAGCAAGCACCTAGCCCTGTAGACTTTCCTGCAGTGGAATGGTTCGTGGTAAACCGGGACAATCTGGAAGAGTCTCTGAAGAAGATTGAAGCAGCTGGTGGATCAGTTGCCTTCATGGCTATTACCCCAAAGGGATATGAGAACCTTTCAGTAGGCATGGCTGAGCTAAGAAGATACGTTCTCCAACAAAAGCAGATCATTGCCTATTATGAAAAGGCGATACAGGGCGAACCAGAGCCCGTAGAAAATACCCAGTAAATTTTACATATGTAGTAAAAAATTATTACGATAATACTACATATAGTGGTTTACAAGCTTCGGTATTTCATATATAATATCATTACTAAGAAACCATCACAATAACCTAGAACAATAAAGCCTGGTCCACGGGACAGTAGGCTTGTGTTGTTCGCATGCGGAGAGTTAAATGTTATTTCAAGAACAAATATCAAGAAAACCAGATCTTTATCCCTGGACCAAAGAATTCATCGATGCTATCTGGAGCGGATTTTGGACGCCTGAAGAATTTAACTTTACCTCTGACTACTCCCAGTTTAAAAGCGAAATGACCCCTCTCGAGCGCGAAGTGCTCGTGCGCGCGCTTTCGGCTATTGGTCAGATCGAGGTAGCCGTTAAAACCTTTTGGGCAAATCTTGGGGATAATCTACCGCATCCATCTATTCGTGATCTTGGCTATGCAATGGGTAACTCTGAAGTTATTCACAACATGGCATATGAAAAGCTTCTTGATGTTCTTGGTCTAACCGATATCTTTGAACGCAATCTAGAAAATCCTATTATTGCTGGCCGTGTAGAATATCTTCGTAAGTACAGCAAGAAGGTTTACAAAGACGACAGAAAGCAGTATATTTACGCTATTACTCTGTTTACTTTGTTCGTGGAGAATGTTTCACTCTTCTCCCAATTCTATATTATTTTACATATGAATAAGAATAAAGCTATTCTAAAAGACACTGCACAGCAAGTGAAGTACACTCGCAACGAAGAGATGCTTCATGCACAGTGTGGTATTAAACTGATTAACACAATGCGTCAGGAATATCCTGAACTGTTTGATGCAGAACTTGAAGCACGTATTGCAGAAGAGATTGAAGCAGCTATCGGATACGAATCAGATGTTATCCGTTGGATCATGGGTGACTATGAAGAGCTGGGTCTTTCCAGTGAGATTCTTATTGAATTCATTAAAAAGCGTATGGTAGATAGTCTAGAGCAAATTGGATTTGCACACAATGTAACTTATGATAAAGAATTAATTAAGCTAACAAAATGGTTTGATGAAGGACTTTATGGTTCAAATATGGTTGACTTTTTCCATGGCCGTCCGGTAGATTACGCCCGTGGTCAAGGAATTTCAGCAGATGATTTATTTTAATAGGAGTATATAATGGCATTTGATTGGCTAAACGAAGATTCGAGACTATTCTTGTCTCGTGGTTATTTACAAGAGGGTATGTCTGCTGAAGATCGTATCGAAGAGATTGCCCAGGCTGCAGAAAAGATTTTAAATAAACCAGGCTTTGCTAAGAAGTTTTACAAGTACATGATTGCAGGTTACTATAGTCTGTCGTCACCAGTCTGGTCGAACTTTGGTGTAGATCGTGGTCTACCTATCTCCTGTAATGGTGTATATGTAGAAGATTCTATTGAGCAGATCCTGCAAAAGACTGCTGAAGTTGGTATGCAAACGAAGCTTGGTGCTGGGACTTCTGGTTACTTCGGTGACCTTCGCCCGCGCGGGAGCTCTATTCGAGGAGGCGGCAAAGCAGATGGACCTATTCATTATCTTCGGCTCTATGATACTGGCACTGATGTTATTAGTCAGGGATCAGTACGACGAGGCGCATTTGCTGCTTATCTCAATATCGATCATCCTGATATTAATGAATTCCTAGAGATTCGTGAACCAGGAGCTACTATCCAGAACATCTCTATTGGTGTTACTATCAGCGATGAGTGGATGGAGAGTATGATTACCGGAGATAAAGCAAAGCGCGAAGTCTGGGCTAAGGTTCTTCGTAAGCGTAAAGAAACTGGTTATCCTTACCTGTTCTTTACCGACACGGTGAACAACAATAAGCCGAAGGTGCTAAAGGATCATAACTATCCAATCTATGCGTCGAATCTTTGCTCTGAGATTGCACTACCATCAAGCAAAGACTGGACGTTTGTCTGTAACCTTTCCTCTATGAACCTAGTTACCTGGGACGAGTGGAAAGAGACTGATGCAGTTGAGATTATGACTTACTTCCTTGATGCAGTTATGGAGGAGTATATCCGTAAGACCAAGAACATCAAGTTCATGGAAACTGCATACAAATTTGCTAAACATTGGCGGGCACTTGGTATTGGCCAGCTCGGTTGGCATTCGTTGCTACAGCTCAAGATGATTCCATTCGAATCATTTGAAGCGCTTGAACTTACTGAAGAGATTAGCAAGTTCATCGATGAACGGTCACTTGCTGCATCGAAAGAAATGGCAGAAATCTATGGTGAACCAGAAGGACTACTCGGATATGGAATTCGTAATCTCACTCGTTGTGCTATCGCTCCTACAACTAGTAGCAGTTTTATTCTTGGTCAGGTCTCGCCGTCTATTGAACCTCTTGCATCGAATTACTTCGTAAAAGATCTTGCTAAGGGCGTATTTACCTACAAGAATCCTTACCTTGTAGAAGTACTTGAAGCACATGGTAAGAACGATGACGAGACATGGGATTCTATCCTTATGCGCAAAGGTTCAGTACAGCATCTTAATTTCCTTACACAGAAGGAAAGAGATGTATTCAAGACCTTCTCTGAAATCTCTCCGTTGAACGTTGTCCAACAAGCTGCTGCTCGACAATCATATATAGATCAGAGCCAGAGCTTAAATCTCATGATTCCACCAGATGCTCCGGCAAAAGATGTTAACGCATTAATTATCGAAGGATGGAGACTCGGAGTGAAAACATTCTATTACCAACGTTCCTCAAACCCAGCACAAGAGCTTGTTCGTGATATCATGACATGCGTGTCCTGCGAGGCTTAATTGAGATTAGCTGAGTACTTGTTAGAGTGCGATCACTGTGGCTTGGAAACCCGAGTCACAGTGATCAATAGTAGAAAAGAACCCTATCATTGCCCGATGTGTGGTTACGAATCATACACCTCTTTGATGGACGAAGAAGAAGACAGTGATGATTAATGTGGTATTATAAAGGCGAGGCTTACGAGCCCAGTGAAGAAGAATTAAAGCAGTGGGTTGGTTTCGTCTATGTTATTACCGATAAATCCAACGACAAGATGTACGTTGGAAAGAAGATGTTTTGGTCAAGAAAGACATTACCCCCGCTTAAAGGTAAGACCAGAAAGCGCAGAAGTGTTGTCGAGTCCGATTGGAGAAGCTATTACGGATCCAGTGATCTTGTTAAACAGCTACTTGTCGAACACGGGGAACAGAACTTCCATCGCGAGATATTATACTTCTGTCGATCAAAGGGCGAGATGGGATTCCTCGAGGCAAAAGAACAGTTCGCTAGAAACGTTCTGTTAGATGATCGTTACTATAATGGCATCATCAACTGTAGAGTTCATAGAAGCCATGTCCAAAGTCTAAAATGACAGACTACCAGATAAAAGAAGCAAATAGATTTTACTGGATTGTAAAGGGGATGCTCATACCAGAATCTTGGTCTGAGAAGGACGTGGAGAAGACTTATCATTCTTATATGGAACGCCTGTGGGGAAACCATGAAGCTGGCGTTCACGATATTGGCTTCGAAGCAGCTTGGGCAACTCGACAGGCAAACCGAATAAACAATTCTAAAAAATAGAAATAGGGGATTTACAAACAGCGCTGGATAGCATATATTCATATTACGAATAGGAGATAGCCATGCGCAAGTTTAGCCCCCGTTTCTACAAACCCGAAGAAATTAACTTCATTCGCCACTGGGCCAACGGTAGCCGGTGGGAAATCCCTGGCAGTAAGGGAAATGTCTATACCATTGAATTTACCGACAAAGGGCTAAGCTGCGATTGCTGGGGCATGAAGATGCATGGCAAATGTAAACATACATACACTATAGCTGAGAAATGGATTAACTGATGATTTTACTTGACTTCTCCGGCATTGCCATTGCACCAATCGTAATGGGTCAAGCCAAATATGATGATGTGAACCTTATCCGTCACATTATCCTAAACTCTGTACGAATGTATCGCCAGAAGTTTAAAGACTATGGTGAAATGGTTATTGTCGCCGATGCTGGTGGTAATTGGCGTAAAGAAGTTTATCCTGAGTACAAAGGTAAACGTAAACAAAATCGTGATGAGTCTAAGATCGATTGGGATCTGGCATTTAAGAACATCACTACTGTTCTCGATGAGATTAAAGAGAATATGCCTTGGAAGGTTATTCACCAATGGGGATGCGAGGCGGATGATTCTATTGCAGAGATTGCTAAGTGGACTCAAGAGTTTGGTAACTATGAAAAGGTTATGATCGTCTCGTCAGATCATGACTTTATCCAACTGCAGAAGTATGATAACGTACAGCAGTTCTCCCCAGTCACTAAGAAGTTCGTCAAGGACCCAAACCCCCGCTTGTATCAAGCAGAACAGATCCTTGGTGGTTGTTCTGGTGACGGTGTGCCAAACGTTCTTTCTGACGATGATACGTTCCTCGTGGAAGGTAAGCGTCAGAATACACTGTCTGCTAAGAAGAAAGCGGCTTTGCTCGAAGATCCGAAAGCACTTGGCGAACAAGTGTATCGGAACTATATCCGTAACAAAAAGATGATTGTTCTTACAGAAGAGTCAGAATGTCCTGATTCTGTAAAGCAAGAAATCATAAATAAATTCGTAACGCAGAAGGTTCCTGCCCGTAATAAGGTTCTACCCTATCTTATTTCCAAGCAATGCCGCCTCCTGGTTGAAGTAGTAGAGGAATTTTTTTAATATGGTAAGACAATTAGACATTCATGAAGTATTTGATAAATTTGAAAAAGCAAGTACCCACGAAGAAAAAATTAAAGTACTAAAACAAAATGAGTCATGGGCATTAAAGGATCTACTAAAAGGTGCACTTGATCCTAGGATTGAATGGCTACTTCCAAAAGGTGAAGTTCCATATACTGCATGCGAAGCACATAGTGCTCCATCGACTCTTCTTAGAAAGAATGTAGATTTCAAATATTGCGTAAAAGGTGGACCTGGCAGTCAGATGCAGGGCTTTAAACGCGAAAAGGTATTCCTTGGAATTGTTGAATCGATTCATCCAAAGGATGCGGAATTGGTATGTGCAATGATTAACAAGCACCTACCAGTAAAAGACCTAACACCAGAAATAGTGAGGGAAGCATTTCCAGGTCTATTATGATGTTAGATAGAAAAACATAACAGTAATCAAAAAGGTGCACGTCTTTGGACGATGCACCTTTTTCTTTAGGAGAACTACACATGGTTTCAGCAACTATCGAGCGTTTAAAAAAAGATTCAAGACAATTGGGCTGGTATGCAGATAGATACTTAAAACAAGGGAGAACGGATCGAATGCACAAAGTATTAACTAAAAAAGCATATCTAGACGACCACATAGCTGAAATCGAAGAATCAATAGTAAAGGCAGGGTAATATGGATTTAGGTGCAGGGTTAGCATTGACCCTGCACCTGTTTCTAGAAGGGAATTATAACGCGATACATCCATACGTCGAGCTAGAAGAAAGCAAATGGGCAATTGGAGCTTACATAAATAGTGAAACAAAAGTATCAGGTTATCTTTCCAAGACATTTGGATTGGGTAATGGATATGAGCTAGAAATGGGTGCAGTAACAGGATATTCGGATGCAGAGGTGTTACCTATGGTAAGACTGAGGAAAAACTACTTCTTCATAGCTCCGGTACAAGAAACGGATAATAATGAAAAAAGATACGGGGTTGTTGTTGGTTTGCAATTTTAGGGGTTTACAGATCCATAGTCCGCTGATATAATATTAAAGTGATTAATAGGACGGGATAGAATACACACCATGAATATCTTCATCTTGGATAAGAACCCAATCAAAGCTGCACAACTTCAGTGCGATAAACATGTAGTAAAAATGGTTCTAGAGTCAGCACAGATGCTATCTACTGCACACCGTGTGCTAGATGGTAAGCTTACGAAGATTCCATCTAAGTCTGGTAAGACTAGCGTAAAGGGCTGGATCCTTCCTGACAAACGCGATGCAGTACTATATAAAGCAGTTCACGTCGGTCATCCTTGCACTGTCTGGACTATGGAATCTGTACAGAATTATATATGGCACTACGATCACTTCCAAGCTCTTGCAACTGAGTTTGAGTATCGTTATGAGAAAAAGCATAAGTCTTGGGTAGATCTGGAAGAAGCTCTGTCTATTCCTCCTAGGAACATTCCTATGGAACCGCTTACCCCGTTCAAGCTTGCTATGGGTGCAGCACCAGAGTGTATTAATCCGCACGATCCAGTCGGTTCGTATCGTGCATTCTATCAAACAAAACAAGAACGTTTCTCCATGGATTGGACGAAACGTAGTATTCCAGAATGGTTTAAAGTAGCAGCATGAGAACAGAAGAAGACGCATGGAACATCGTATCACCTTATGATATGTGGGTTTTAGATAAACTTATTCTATCGAAGATGAGAGGGTACGTATGTGGACCGGTAGGAATGGATGTTCCTAAACCAGGTTGGTATATGGTCCGGCCGTGCGTCAATATGAAAGGTCTTGGTCTTGGAGCAGAAAAGAAATGGTTAGATGGTAACACAGATCATCTTCCTCATGGCTATTTCTGGTGCGAGTTCTTCGAAGGACGTCATCTCTCTGTAGACTACTATTGTGGAAGTCAGGTATTAGCTGTTGAAGGGTTTAAAAGTAACGACACCTTCACTCGCTGGGATAAGTGGGTGAAGGTGGACGATAAGATTCCACTACCATATAGACTCTCTGGCATTGCAGTTAACTACAAAGAAATTAACTGTGAATATATTGGTGACAAGTTAATCGAAGTTCATCTGAGATGGAATCCAGATTTCCAAGCGGATATAAAAGAATACATCCCAGTGTTTAGTTTAAACAGTCCAGACCTTTCGAAAGATGGATATAGATATATTCATGATCCGGAGATACACGGCCGGATTGGTGCTTGGGTAAAATAACACGTAGGAAATACATGCCAGTATACACTTTGAAAAATCTACAGACCGAAGAGGAATGGGATGTAGTTTGCAGTTGGGATGAATTGAAGTCCACACTAGAAGAGGATTCAAATCTCCAACAAGTACTTAAGCCGCTTAAGATCATCAGCGGTCGGATGGGAAATTCTGATATGAAAGTTCCCGATGGATTTAAAGATCTTCTAAAAAATAAAATTAAAAAAGGCTCAGGAAAGGGCAATACCATTAATGTCTAGGTCTTATACCTCTAATACGATTAAACTTGAAAATCTCCGCTCTTTCGAACCTAAAACCCAAAACCAAATGAACGCAAGAGAAGCCTGGAAAGACGGCTACAATCTTGTATTGAATGGTTCTGCTGGTACGGGTAAGACCTATCTTGGACTACGTCTTGCTCTTGAAAAAGTACTGGATAAAGAAACAGAGTTTGACGAACTCATTGTCATTCGCTCGATCGTGCCCACGCGCGACATTGGATTTCTTCCTGGGGATGAAGCAGAAAAGAAACTTGCCTATGAATCTCCATATATTGGTCTATGCACTGAAATCTTTGGTGATGGCGAAGCCTGGTCTAAATTAAAGAATCAGAACAAGGCCAGATTCGAGTCTACCTCATTCATCCGGGGTAATACATGGAACAATGCCATCATCGTTGTAGATGAAATGCAGAACCTAAGTTTCCACGAACTTGATTCTGTCATTACCCGTGTTGGTCACCAATGTAAGTTCATTATGTGTGGTGATTATTATCAGTCTGACTTTACAAAAGAGAATGATAAAAAAGGGATTTTACAATTCATGAACATTGTGACACAATTGAACCAATTCGAGACTATTGAGTTTACTTGGAAAGATATCGTAAGATCCGACTTCGTTCGTGACTATATTATGACAAAAGAGATGTTGGGTATTAAGGGATAATTATGGAACCTGGTTTTACATATAAGGTGGAAAATATTGAATTAATAGAAATCTTGAAAAAAGAATTCTATGATCATAAAAAAGATTTTCATCCTAATAGAGGTAAACAGAATTACGAAAAATATCTTGGAACGATAAAAAAAGGATCTTTTTGGGAGAATCATAAAGAACTTTTTTATTATCTAAATGAAAAAACTTACCCCCAAGATCCGGAATATATCCTAGATAAATCTTGGATGAAATATTATCCTCTCGGATCATTTTCGGGATTACATACTGAAAATGTCGATATTAGTGTAGGGAAAAATCAATATACTAATGTTATATTGATTGATCAATCTGAGGATATAATTGGGGGTATTATTGTAATTGCTGGGGATTCTATAGAACCTGATTACAAAAATCCCAATAAGAAAGAAAATATTCGGGAACGATTAATTACTAAATTTCTAAAAAATCCTGGGGACTCTATTGTCTGGAATGAAAAAACAGTTCATGGGGTTTCGAAAATAGAAAAAGGCCATAGACTGGTCTTCGTTTGCACTAAAACAAAAATGGAAAGGTAAAATGGCTAAGTATACTCGCTTCGACCCGCGTAACAAAAAGAACGGTCGTAACAAATCGAAGACTCTCGGGAGTGATTTCAAGAAGAAGATCCGAATGACAGAAGAACATAAGGATGTACACCGTTACAAGGGGACGAAAATCAACTGGATTTTGCCAGATGACGTTGAGGAAGATAACTCTGTTTCTTAAATAGGGGATTTACATTTGAAAGTGAATGGGTTATAGTGCTAATGTAACCAACGAAAGGAATCGTTATGAGAATTCTAACCGACTGTGATGGGGTTCTACTGAACTGGGAATATGCCTTTAATGTCTGGATGCAACGTCATGGGTATGTAGAAAAACCAGACTCGTGGGAATACTACGATGTAGGTGATCGATATGGCATCAGCAAAGAAGAGAAACAGCGTCTCGTGAAACACTTCAACGAGAGCTCTGCGATTGGTTTCCTTCCTCCCCTCCGTGATGCTATGCACTATGTGGATAAGCTCCACCGCAAACATGGCGTAGTGTTCCACGTCATTACTTCGCTCTCGCTCGAGCCTACTGCTCAACAACTGCGTATTCAGAACCTGAATAAGCTGTTTGGTTCTACCGTATTCGAGAAGTTCGTCTTCCTTGATACTGGTGCAGATAAGGATGAAGCATTGCTTCCTTACGAGAACTCTGGTGATATCTGGATCGAAGATAAGGTAGAGAATGCCGTACTTGGTCGTGATCTTGGATTGAATTCTATTCTAATTGAACACGGCTTCAATATGAATACCCCTAATACTTTTCCTATGATGAGAAACTGGAAGGACGTTTATGAATATGTCACAGGCTAAAGTAAACGTCTTTGAACTTCTTGACCTTCGCTTTCAGTGGGAAGAGATTGTTCGAGACTATAAAATGGACGATAAGCGTAAGGCCGGAATTGTAGATAACCTTCAGTGGTATATCGACAATGGTGCTACTGGTAATCGTTTTCGCTCGGGCTATGAAGAGTCACAGGATCTTGCGAGATCCATCCTAGCGAATGTCTAACAATATATTGTTTATTCATATACCTAAGACCGGAGGGACTAGCATCCTCCGGTCTTTACCTATGGCGAAAGCAACTTGGGATCATATGGATAAAATCATTCTAAAGGAATTTAACAAATCCCAATATGTTAAATTCCCTTGGTATAATAGCTTCGCTAAGCACATACCATATAGTTATATGGATAGTAATATAATACAGTCTTATGATAAGATTTTCTCTGTAGTAAGAAATCCTTGGTCAAGATTGGTTTCATTATATAATTACACTTTCTCTGAAAGGATGAAGTCTTCTATAGGAACAAGCTATTTCCAAGACTTCCTATTCTGGGATGAATTCCTAGATCGTATGGATAGTTATATAGAGGATTTAAATTTCTTCTGTAATCATCCATATGACCAATGGGCGTGTCAGGAAAAGTGGCTAGGATTAAAAGTTGATGTTTTAAGGTACGAATATCTTAATTATGATTTAAATAGATATTTGGGTAAGAGTATCCGATTGGAGATGGTCAATACCACCAAAAAAGTAGATTATAAATCTTACTATACGAATGAACAAAGAGACAGAGTAAAAAAGTGGTTTCAGAAAGACATAGACCGCTGGGGTTTTTCTTTCGATACATCAGCTACTAAAAATTATTGGGGTGAAAATGCTAAAACAAATTGATACATCTTTCCTTGTAAGACCAGAACCAGAAAAGAAAGGTGAAAAGTTTAACGGGCAAGGATGGGGATATCTAGATCCTAGCCTTTTAGATGTTCGAACCATGTGGGAAGAAGTAAGTTCTCTTACAAAGAATGTTACGAATATTATAGAGGTGGGGATGTTCGCTGGACACTCTACAGTCTGTTTACTTGAGCATTTTCCAGAAGCTAAGGTTACTAGTCTAGACCCAGGAAAATTCTCAGAGATTTCCCATATTCCTATTAAAGAAAGATACGGGGATAGATTTACTTTTATTCCTAGTACTTTACCTAAAACCGAAGTAGAAACCCCCGACCTGGTCTTTATTGATGGTAACCATTCCTATGAATCTGTAGTAAAAGATATTAAAAAAACTTTCGAAATAAAACCAAGATACATATTATTTGATAATGTAGAACTACCAGGGGTAAGGCAAGCCATAAAAGAATATGATTTGTTTAATAAATCTCTCTTTCCTAAGTATTGGTTTTATGTGATTACCCATAAAGAAAATACCACACCTGGTATTATAATGTTTTTAGATATGGAAACGTATGCCTATTAATGAAGAATATTTTAAAAAGTATCTTCCATTTGTTCCTCGTATAAATTTTTCTTCTGTAATAGAAGCTAAAATGACGCCGGGAATCGGTGATCTAATGTGCATTTTAAATGTAGCTTATTATAGATCTTTTTATGCGCAGAAAAAAATAAATCTAGTTTTACATTGGTACCATGATGAAGATTTCTTATATCATTTTGAGGATCCGGAAACTATTTTAGAACGATTCCATTATATAAACAACTTTTATGCTAAGAAAGATACAGACGTTAATATACAACACGTTTTTAATTCAGATAATCTTGCTCTCCATCATAATCGATTTTTTGGATATAGTAGGATGCTTAAACTAGACGGCCATATCCAGAAAAGATCTAGGATGAGATATAATGATTGGTATTTTCGAAAGATGGATGCCAATCCTATAAAGAAAAAAGTAGTAATCTGGACACAAGTAAATAACGCTCAAGAACCGAGACCATTTAAAAGACCCTTTGATCGTAATCAATGGAATAAAGTAATTGATATTATAGAGATGCAAGGTTATAGTGTAACAGAAATAGATTATAGAACGCCTATCTCAGAAGTGTTTTATCATATCAAAACCGCCGAAGCTTGTCTATGTTATGAAGGGATGTGGCACTATGTTGCTAAGAATATGGGTAAGCCTACTATAGTTCTTACTAAAGACTTAATTACCAATTATCATACCCCAGACGCCTTAATATATAAAGTAAGAAAAGCAGATACACACTCCCTAAATTATTTCCATAACTTTGAAAGAAGAATTGAAAGAGCTACAGAGTTTGCTAATCTACAGAAGAAAAGATTAAGAGGAATTCATAAGTGAAGATTGATCGAGCGGTTATTGAGATTAATGGTGGATGCAATTACACATGCAAAATGTGTCCACAAACTTTTCCAGATGGTACGCACGGCGCTCGTGGAAAAAACTGGCTGAAAAAAATGCCACTTGATGAATTCGAAGATTATGTTGCCCAGTGTGCTGAGGCTGGATTACGTGTGGTAAATCTGGATGGTTCTGGTGAAGTAACTTTGAATCGCAACCTTGCTGAATACGTTTCTATTGTAAAGAAGTATGGTGCAAAGGCCTTTATGTTCTCAAATGGTCAAAGAATGAAAGGCGACTTCATGAAAGAAGTCGTTGACGCTGGTTGTGACTTCTTCAGATTTAGCATTGTTGGTTATAACGAAGAAACCTATAGAGAATGGATGAACAGCCCATTCTTTAACCCTGTTGTAAAAAATCTACATGAGATGCAAGAATATGTTACCAAAACGAATTCGTCGTGCACTGTTGCAACCTATCACCTCATTCTTGATAATAATCGAGTCGATTACGAAAGAGATGAGTATCTTAAAATCGTTAATTCAGCTGGTGTTAAAACTGAGATTTGGAAGATGCATAATTGGTCTGGTGTTTATAAGCCTGACTATGGCCGTGATGGTGCCATTAAGACTTGTGGTCGTCCTTTTAGCCCTGATGTTGTTATTCGCGCAGGTGGTCTCGGCGATAGCAGAGGAGCTGTCCACCCATGCTGTCAAGTATTGGGTAGGGATGATGAAGCTGTTCTAGGTCACATGAGTGATCAGAGACTGGAAGAAATCTGGTATGGGGAAGCTTACAATACCCTTCGTAAACAACATGAAACCGGCGACTATCCAGATTTCTGTAAGGGATGCGATTTCTTAATTGACGATCCTGAAGTTCTAGTTTACTCTAACCACGGTAGAGAGAATTATAAAATGCATGGTACGGAGTTTAGTTTAAATGACTATCGATAAGAATATACCCATCTATGTTATTTCTATATCAAACAACGAAATTTCGCAATTTTATAGAAAAATTGCTGATGAGTCTTTTTTAAAAAGAGGTTATAGTAATCTTATCCACCACGAAGCAACATTACCAGATACCATACCAGAATCTAATTATTTAAATTTTGCAGAGAATAGAATCTATAGTAGTAAAAGAAAACGCGGTTGGAATGCTACTGAAAAGGCTATTTGGTATTCCCATACTGAGGCGTGGAAAAGAATTATTGAAAGTGGTCAGCCAAGTATTATTATAGAGCATGATTGTATATTAACTAAAAAGATATCTAAATCTATAACTAAATTTCCTCTTTTTAGTTTTGCGTGCTCCACAAGAAATCATTCTTTAGCCGCCGTAGGATATTATATAAAACCGGAACGCGCAAATAGTATGTTAAATGATATTTTAACGCAAGAGGTAATTGTTCCCGTAGACGGTTTTATTCATTCGAAAGAACCCTGGTATCCTTACGGTGTATTGGAAAAAGACTGGATTAAGAATAATATCTTTGCAAGACATTTTATTCATAGCCAAGTTGGTACCAATAAAGAAAGAATTGGTGAAAGAAATTGAAAAAATTAATATATCAAGTTTATACCGGTAAAAGATCTAAGTTATATGATCTTTGTACTGCTAGTGTTAAACAGTATGCGAAAACTATCGGGGCTGATTATATTCGCCAAGATACGCCTATTCTTATGATAAAACCAGACATTTTTCTAACGAATAGAAGTAAAGAAAGTTATGAAAAGTATGGTGGATTCCTGCCGATCTATGAAAAGGAGAATGCGTTTGCGTATCTTAAAAGCTATGATCAAGTGGCTATTATCGATGCGGATGTTTATATTCGTGATAATGCTGCTAATATATTTGATGATCTACCTGGGGATTATGATTTTGGTGCTGTGGTAGAAAGAGAAATGCCACTCTCGGATCAGTATGTTCAGAAGATCATTAACTATTCTAAGATGCAATATGGTTCTATCAGGGACGTCGATTGGAAATGGGACGACAAAGGCGGGGAGTTTATGAACATGGGGGTTATTGTAATGAATAAGTCCGTGTACAAATATCTGAAAGGTGAAACCCCGTTACAGTTCCTAAGAAGACCCGAGTTTAAAGCTTTCATTGATGGTATTGGTCCATGGAAATGGTCTACAGATCAGACTCTGTTAAACTATTGGATTCGGAAAGAGAAGATGAGTATAAAGAATATGGATTGGAAGTGGAACGGTCTTTACACCGCAAACACTAGAATTCAAGAATGTCACTTCGTGCATTTCTTCTTAAAAGATAAACTTCCTATGGGTGGGGAGAATATTCAGGAACTAATCAAGAATGTCTGATAAGAAAATCTTTATTCACATTCCAAAGAATGCTGGAACTACGATCCGATTGAATCCAATCTTACAGAATCTAATTATTCCAGCTGGTCCAGAGATTCATAAATCGAAAGAGTATTCCGACACAGTAAGAAAGAAAATGGAATTTCTAGGCGATCATCATGGGTTTGAGCATGCAAGGTGGAGGGATTTAAATCCTGACATTACAAATAAATATAAATCGTTCGCGGTAGTAAGAAACCCATGGGATAGAGTTGTTTCTCGATATCTTTTTGCAAAGAAGATCATTGAAGTAGAATATAAATCCCCGCCAACTTATGCAGATGTAAGTTCATTTGAGGCTTTCCTGGATGAGAGATATAAATGGGGAAATGTAGATTACATGTGGCACCGGGCCATTCGCGGTTGGTATCCCGCGGTAGATCATGTGACTGATCTAGACGGAAATTTAAGATGTGATATACTATCATTTGAAAATTTTGATAAGGATATCTGCGATTATTTTGATTTGGATACACCACCACAAGCAAGAAACATCACAGGAATGAACGAAGGATCGTATAAAGATCTGTACGACGACAACACAATAGCAATAGTAGCCGACTGGTATAAATCTGATATAGATATGTTTGGCTATGACTTTGATACAGGCCCGACGAAAAACATATGGGGAATTATTAAATGAGCGAACTTCTTGCCATTTTTGATAAGCATAAGACCGACAAAGGTTCGAAAAAACATTTTTATCATCATGTGTATGAGCAGCACTTTGAACCTATTCGAAATGATAAGATTAATATCTTAGAGATTGGTGTCTTTAAAGGCGCTAGTACGACAGCATTTCATGAATATTTTCCGAATGCAACCATTTATGGCATTGATATCTTTTCTCGAGTTCCTGTCGAAGAGATTGAAATTCTAAAAGAAGAACGGGTGAAATGGTTAAAGGGTGATTCATTAGATCCGTCCATTATAAAACTAGTGGAAGAAACTTGGCCTGGCGTTCAATTTGACCTTATTATTGATGATGGTGCACATTGGCCAGAAGCAAATAGACTAACATTCAAGCATCTGATTCAGTTTCTAAAAGAAGGCGGCAAATATTTTGTCGAAGATGTTTGGCCATTTAATATTATGGACTTTTCGGATTATAATCATCCATGGGTTATTAGTGCAGCTGATAAGTTAAATCCAACAGCTTATAATAAATTTTTAGCAGAAATTTCACCATATAAACATCAACTCTATGATGTTAGGATGAAAACCGATTGGACCCCTAGCAAAACTTCAAGAGAGTACATCCCTGATAGTACAATTATGCTTATAAAGAAATGAACAAATTAGAAGTTATAAAGGAGTGGATGCCGTTTCAGACTGAACCACCTACTCTAGAAACTGTGACTGAAAGGACGAAATATAGAATGAAAGCCTATGTGATATCGATGGTAAACAATCACGATTCTACTGTTGCTTCAAGAAAAGTCATTCAGTCGATTAACTTAACGAAGTCAAAGATACAGCCATTCATATTCCCAGCTGTCACTCCCGACACCCTAGACGAAACTCATAATCAACTATTCGGGAAATCGGCGGTTCCGAATATCAGTTGGACATATCCTACAAAAGAATCTGAGAATCGTTATGATCTAAGAACGGGGTTACAACTTTCTTTCTATCCCACGAAGGATATAAGGAAAAGAATTGCTTGTACCCTAAGCCACTATTCACTTTGGTTACATTGCTATCAGATAGATGAACCGATTATGATCTTAGAACATGATGCAGTCTTTATTAAAGAATTTGATTACAGTAAACTTCAGGGAAAATTTACTGGACATATTATTGGGTTAAATAACCCAATGGGGGCGACTAGAAGATCGTCTAAGTTCGATGAGGTCGTAAGGAAAAAATATTCTGACCGATGGGACAAGTTAAAAAAATATCCTATTGTGGATGTTATGGAAACCCCGTGGATCGACAACCAAATGATTCCGCAAGGGCTGGCTGGAAATTCAGCATACATATTAAAACCAGAAGGTGCTGCAGCGCTGATCGCTTTAACTGCAGAGAATGGTTTATGGCCAAATGATGCGATAATGTGTAAGCAGCTCATGCCCGGAAAATTACAAGTTGCATATCCTTATTATACTAAAGTTACTGGAATGAAATCTACTACATCGGAGTGATTATGAAAGCTTATGTAATAACAATAATGGATAATGACGAGTCTTGTCGTGTTGCAAATAGATGTATTGAATCTGGTAAAAAGTTTGGCTTAGACGTTGAGATTTTTGCTGCTGTTACCCCTGCAGATAATCCACTGAGAATGGCAAAGGACTGGGGTATACCAGTTGACGGGTTTCAAGAGAAGTATTCTCGGCTTGAAAATTGTGTAGCAGCATTCTTGTCCCATTATACACTATGGAAATTGTGCGAAGGCGACGATGTTCCATATACTATCTTCGAGCATGATGCTATATTGAAAGATAATATACCGATGTTTAGTTCATTTTCTCATGTAATGAATATTGGTAAACCGAGTTATGGGAAATTTAATACACCAGTATTACTCGGTGTGAATCCATTAACCTCTAAGCCTTATATGCCAGGTGCACACGCCTATATGATTAAACCATCTGGAGCAAAAGCTCTTATGGAAAAAGCTAAGACCGTTGCTGGACCTACAGATGTGTTCATGAACTTAAAGAACTTCCCATGGATGGAAGAATACTATCCATGGCCTGCAGAAGCTCATGATTCTTTTACTACTATTCAGAAAACTGAGGGATGCTTAGCGAAGCATAATTATAATGGCAAATACAAAATTATCTAAACTGTTTATTACAGGGTGCGATGCATCTAGTGAATGGATGCTTCCATGGTTCGTTGATAATCTGACGAAGCATAATGACATACCTCTTATGATTATGGATTTCGGTATGACAAGCAGTCAGTTTTCCGATATTCTCAAGAGCGTACGCGGGCACGAGCACGGGTGGTTTAAGAAGCCCAAAGCTATGAGGATCGCTGCAGAATACGCAGAGAATGTGTGCTGGCTAGATACAGATTGCGAGATACTGGGTAATATCTCTAAGATATTCGATTATATTCAACCAAACAAATTGTCCATGACAGTAGATAAGCCGTGGACACAAAGGCGCGGAGAGAAATGGCATAACTCTGGTGTAGTTGCTTACCACGGTGTTCCAAGCGTTTTAACTGACTGGGAACTATCTTGTGCTACGCAACCGGTGCAAGGTGACCAAGAAGTTTTGCATATGATGATGGACAATCCTCTAAAAAGAATGACGTTTATAGAAGATCTACCAAACAAGTACAACGTCCTCCGTATTCAACACATAGATAAAACAGTCCCAGCCGATCCACTCGTATATCATTGGACCGGTCAGAAAGGTAAAGATCATATTAGGAAACTTATGAATGGCTAAAGTTATACATGTAATTGGCAATGGTGATAATTCTCATATGTACAAGCAGGGTTCTCCTGGGATGAAACTAACTTGTAATTTACCACCATTTTCCGTTGATGGGGTATATGGCACTTGTATAGTAGATTTTAAGATGATGAGAGCAATGCATGAGGGAAGCGTAACTGTTCCCGGTGATTGGATTTTAGGATTTAGACCTAGTAAATATCTTGAGATGAATCCAAATCTTCGTATAAAGTGGATGCATAATGTAAGGGATGTATATCTTACATTACCAAGTTATGCTGAAAACTATACGAATTTTAATTGTGGACATATGGCTGTTCACTATGCAGCAAATAAACTAAAAGGTTCTGAAGTCCATATGTATGGATTCGACTCTATGTTCGATTTTAATTTAAGAAGTTGTACAGACTTTTATCTTGTGTCAGATAGAGGTGATACAAACAATCTTCGACTCGCAAATAATTGGAGACCTGTTTGGCAGGAACTTTTTAAAGAGTTTCCGAATACTCAGTTCGTTCTACACCACCGCCATAATAATATTAAGTTTGCGGTTCCGGAAAATGTAGGGATTGTTACGAAATGATTGACCTGACCCTTAAAACTACAAATAACATAAAAATATCCAAAACAGAAGGATATTGGATTTATGATGAAGATGGTAAAAAATATCTAGATATTACCTCTGGCGGATCTACTTTTACTCTTGGTTATGGAAATAAAAGAATTGCTAAATCCGTATACGATTCATTGATTTCAGTAACAAGGTGTCATTCACCCCTTGGCTATAAACACAATTTAATAGATGAAGTTTCGGATTTTATTTGTAAATCCGGTGGATGGTCTGGATTCATCTGGTCGATAACCGGAACAGGCGCCGTAGAAGCTGCCATATCTATAGCAGATGAATATTGGAAATTATTAGGTGAAAATAAAACTTATATAATAGCTTTTAGAAAAGGGTGGCATGGTACTAGTTCATTGACTAAAACACTTAGTGGTTTAAATAGCGAAGTTGGTAATAGAACAATTCTAATTGATTCCCCTATATGGACAGATTATAGAGATCAAGAGGAAAAAGAAAAACAGACCTTAAAAGATCTTAGAAACAATCTATATAAAAATAAAAAAGTAGGAATAGTATTAATTAATCCAAGCCCCTGGTTTAATGGTGTTAATGTTTGGTCGCATTATTTTTTAAAAGAATTAGATCAGTTAAGAAAAAAATTTAAATTTTTATTAATATCAGATGATATTGCTTCATGCTGGGGAAGGTCTAAAGCATTTCATAGTCATACTACAATTTTTCCAGTCGGGATTAAACCGGATATATCGTGTCTAGGCAAAGCTATAACCGCAGGATATGCCCCATTGTCAGTAACTGTAGTTAATAACAAAGTAAAAACTGTTGTAAAAAATAGAGTTTATTACGGACATACGTTTCAACCTTATATGGCTGGAATTGCTGCTATGAAAACTACTACTGATATTATCTTAGAAGAAAATTTATTAGAAAAGTCTCAAATCACTGAGAATAAATTATCGGAAATTGGGGATCGGCTTATAAAAACTGGATTGATTAAATCCTATAGAGCTTTCGGTCTTAATATTGCATATGATATCGATCCAAATATCAATAATGAAGAATTTACAAATCTTAAAAAAAGAACATATGGAGCTAGTGGAAAATATAGTGACCTTTCAGTACTTAGAATAACAGCCCCATTAAATGCCGATGAGGAATATTTCGAGTATTTAGAAGAACTTTTACTAGATTCTTTGAAATAGGGGGTTTACAACCCGCTACCTCGTGTGTATAATATTAGAGTGATTCAAAGGACGGGATACAATACTATGACCAACTCTATCATGTCTGACTTCGAGATGGAAGTTGCAGGTGAAATCATGAAGTTTGCCTTTGGCAAATTTAGTTCGATCGAAGATATCACCACAGAAAAAATGGTAAATACGTACTGGGAAGAGTACTTCAATTCATGTGAAATGAAGACACCCGAAACTGGCTTGGAGATGCCCCATGAAGAAGACCCTTACTATAGCGACGACTATCTTGATCAGCTTTTCCTTGCCGGCTAATGCTGAGAAGGTAAACGCAAAAGTAAAAGACAACTATGTTACTGAGTATGTAACAAAGGAAGTAGTCGATCTTTACTGTGAAGTGATCGAAGTACCTGTATATGAAACCCGCTCCCGCTCCGGAAATGCTGCTGGTGGTGCGCTTCTTGGTATGATCATCGGTGGTGTAGCTGGTAAAGCAATTACTGACAAAGATAATGGTGCAGCTGCTGGTGCTATTGTAGGTGGTATTATTGGAGCAGATCAAGGTAGCAAACCGAAGACCGAGCAAGTGATCGTTGGTTACCGTGAAGAAAAAAGCTGTTACGATAAAGTCACATATATAGATGAACCAAGAAAAATTTACTCACACTCCACTTTGATGTTTACAATCGATGGAAAAGAGTATAAAGTAGATTTTGTCAAATAAGAGATAATGGTTCCGTAGCTCAGTGGATAGAGCATCCGCCTTCTAAGCGGTAGGTCGAGGGTTCGAATCCTTCCGGGACCGCCAATATAAGTCCTCGTAGGCCAATAGGTAGAGTCAGCAGACTTAAAATCTGCGTAGTGTCGGTTCGAGTCCGACCGGGGACACCAGAATATAGAGGTTGCAATGGCTAAATCCAGTCTTGACTATACCGAACAAATGGGATTAACGATTGCATTAAGTAATCTTGAAACAGTAGATATTACATATCAAGATGAAGAATGGCTAACGGTTGTAAACTGGATCAAAGACAGAATCAAAACCTTGAATAACAAATAATGGAAGTGAGACTTGGTAGTCAGAGGAGTCTTATAAACTCTTTGCGCCAGATTAGCGCCTTTGAGGTGGTTCGAATCCACCCACTTCTACCAATTTGCTCCTATAGCTTAGCGGCTAAAGCCGGACGCTCATAACGTCTTGATCGTAGGTTCGAGTCCTACTGGGAGCACCAAATCTTTTTTGAAAAAAGTTCATTTTGGGGGTTTACAAAGCAACCTAGAATGATATATACTAATAGAACACCAACTAGGAATAACAAACTTCCATGAATAAACCGTTTACATATCAACGCCAGATTTCGAATGCATTCCCATGCAATCGACTCCATGTGTGTGGTGAATGGATTATGGGATACATGGAGGGTTACGGAAACGGTTAACGCAAGTTAACATCGAATTCCAAGACCCTCCGATCGAAAGATCTGGAGGGTTTTTTTATTTCGGGACGAAGCGATTACATCAATCTCCCACGCTCTTTGACAATTTATCTGTATGGGATAGGATTCGTCCGATGACCCCATTATGGATCTATTATCCAGCGTCTGATAGCAATCGCTTTGGACGCTGGATAAAGATCATATGAAACACGGTTATCTTGGTTACCACCAAGGATAACATAATGGTCGATTCCATCCTGCTTTACTGTAGTGATGTAGAATCCCACATGTCCTTGCCAACCTTGATTACCTCTTGGAAATACAACAACATCACCGAACTCAGGAGTTATAGCAAAGCTACCCCAATAGATAAAACTCTTAGCGGTAAGTGGATGCCTACTTACAACTTCTGAACCAGGTATGCCATTTAGATTTAAAATGGAATTCACGAAGGCTGCGCACCATTCAGTACGTACTGGGTCAACCCCGATCAATCTTGTTAGTTCAACTCGGTCCCTTTTCTCATGAAGACCTACCATTGCACTGGCAGTAGATAATGTAGTACCTACTGAATAAGAGTCTTGAACATCTTGACTAGCGCAACCTCCACATAACAAAAAACATAGGAGTAACTTTTTCATAATTTTATTTATGAGAATAAAAGAGATAAAGTAAAATATGTAGCAGATTACTGCTACTGTTGGGAAGTAGTTCAGCGGCAGAATAACTGACTTTGAATCAGCAGGCCGGTGGTTCGAATCCACCCTTCCCAACCAATAATCATCTGGGTGTAGCTCAGTCTGCGTAGAGTGCTTGCCTTGGAAGCAAGAAGTCGCTGGTTCGAATCCAGTCATCCAGACCAAAAATACCTGTTGACATTCATTTAGAATCAGTATATTCTGATAATACGAAAAGGAAAAAGAAATGAAACGAAAACATAAGGACCTACCGAAGGCACGAAACCCATTCGTCCTTCATCTTTCCAAACGTCTTTCGGGCGCACACGGAAAGACTAAAAAAGCGGAACGCCGTAGTGATAAGATGGCGTTGAAGCAGGAATGGACGGTTAGCTGAGTTGGTTTAGCGGCGGGCTTTTAATCCGCGTCAACCAGGGTTCGAATCCCTGACCGTTCACCATTACTTTGATGATGCACCGAGGGCGATTGGTACCAGCCCTTTCCTTGGTGGAAGCCTGCCGTTGAGGTGGGTGGGAGAGTTTCGATACCTCCACGGTGTATCTTCTAAGTAATAGGAGTAAAGATGTTAGAGTGTTTAATCATTGGTGATAGTATTGCAGTAGGAATAGGGCAATATAGACTGGATTGTGTAGTAGAAGCTAAGGTAGGTATTAACAGTCGTAACTATGTTAAGACTTATGCATTGCCTGAGTCGAAGTTAACAGTGATTAGCCTTGGTAGTAACGATCTAGGTATGAGCAATCAATATACTGTGTTGTATAACTTACGTAGCGAAATTAAAGGCACTGTGCTTTGGATATTGCCAGCTAACAATGACGAAGCGAGAAGCAATATACTAACTATTGCAAGTATTCATAACGATAAAGTTGCTGATATTAGACAACTGCCGTTAAGCAAAGATGGTGTTCACCCTACTACAAAAAGCTATGAAGCACTAGCAAAGGTATTTAAATGACTGTAGAAGAAAGATTGGCAAAACTAGAAGCAATTATTGAAATTCTTATGGAAGACCCTGCGTTTCGACATAAAATCGAAGTTGCTCGTTTGATGTCAGGTAGTAACAAAAATCCAATCCACTTTGAAATCAAAGCCAATTATCAATAATGCACCGGTAGCTGAGAGGCTTAGCGGCGGGCTCTTAATCCGCGACAACATGGGTTCGATTCCCATCCGGTACACCAAAACGTGCCCTTTGACGTTGAAACAAACTAGGGTGATGGCGAATGATTCTTTCCTATCCTGCAGGATCAATGGGAAACGTCTAAATAACCATCCGCTGCCGAACTGCGATAGTGCTCGGTGCAATTTTGTCCTAGAGTCGTCCAGGTGACGGCACCTGGCTGTTAACCAGGATGGAGAGAGGTTCGAGTCCTCTTAGGACAGCCAATATGCGGATGTAGCTCAGTTGGTAGAGCAGAGGACTGAAAATCCTCGTGTCAGGAGTTCGATTCTCTTCATCCGCACCAAGTTTGTGACAGATCCGGCTGCACATTAAAAGAATTTCCGGCTGAAATTTTGTGGTGTAGCTCAGTGGTAGAGCAATCCCCTGATAAGGGATAGGTCGGTGGTTCAATCCCACCCACTACAACCAATATTGGGAGTGCCGCCTCAAGGTGAGGCAGCGGACTGTAACTCCGTCGAGGAAACTCATGTTGGGTTCGATTCCCTTCACTCCCACCAATATAACGTCCCTATAGATTACGTTGGCTAGATCATCGCCCTTTCAAGGCGAAGAAGCGGGATCGACACCCGCTGGGGATACCAATCACACTCCTGTAGCATAATGGCAGTGCGCTGTCCTGACTCGACAGATGAGAAGGCTCGATTCCTTCCAGGAGTACCAACAACGCTGCTATAGTATAAAGGTATTATGCATCTTTGGTAAGGATGAGACGGAGGATCGTTACCTCCTAGCAGCACCATTTAGAGGTTGACATGTGGAACAGTTTAGACTATGATGGTGTAAAGGAGACAGCTATGAACATCTCAATCGACTATGATGATACTTACACCAAAGATCCTCTTCTGTGGAATTGGTTCGCACAAGAAGCGTTGAACCGTGGACATAAGGTCTACTGTGTATCTGCTCGTGGAACCCAACACATGGATGATCCAAAGATGACAATCGGTCGAGTGATCGGTGCAGAGAATTGCTTTGGTACTGGTCTTCGTCCTAAACGTCACTTTATGCATCATGTTCATAAGATTGACATCGATGTATGGATCGACGATATGCCTGAGATGATTGTTGATCAGGAAATCGAAGGTTTGTATATGCCTTAATGCTTCTGCCGGCGGAACCGGTGGCGGGTCTACGAAGCCTGCTTACGAATGTTCAACTCATTCCAGGAGCGCCAATAACGCCTCTATAGCTCAGCGGAAGAGTACTGGTCTTCGAAACCAAGGGTCGGGAGTTCGAATCTCTCTAGGGGCACCAAACTACTCGTCAAAGACTAATCTTTATAAATACATATATCTAAATTATGAATTTGCACGGATTAGAAAAGGAGTAATTTCATGGAAGAAGTGTATACAATCCTAGACTTTGATGTAGTTCAAAAGTTACACGGTAACTATGTAATTACTAGAAGAATAGATGAGTCTGATCAAGTTACATCAAAATACGAGTATCACGTAGGAAAGATTAACGCAGATACTCAGGCAATAGAACTTCTAGAAAGAATAGGATCTACTGCCAGAAATGTTGTTTCTATACCAGAAAATCAGATTAATCTCGCTAAGACTGTTCTACTATCATACCTACCATAAAAAGATCGAGTTTGCGAACCTAACTATATGATGACTATAACTGGTCTTACACATAGGAGGCGCGTATGCCTGTTAAGATCAAAAAAGAATTAGAAGAAAGTAGTTGTCATGTTGATGACGCTGAAATAAAAAATACTGAGACGATGATTGAACTGCAAGACCGCAAACTTCGTATTGAGAACGAAGATAAGAAACAAGATGCTCAACGTAGCATGGCATGGTTCGCTCTGTTCGGAATGTTATTGTATCCATTCACGGTCGTCTTGGCCGATGCGCTAGGATTGTATCAGGCAGCGACTATCATTGGTAATATGGCAAGCATATACTTCGTATCAGTTGCTGCTATTGTATCTGCGTTCTACGGAACACAGGCATACGTATCAAAAGGCAAGTAATATCTAAAACATTCAAGGGCTGCATCATGCAGCCCTTTTTTTGTTTACATTTGAATAGAATCAGTATATATTGATATTGACCACCGTAAGGAGTACACTATGTCAAAAGAACAGTTTAAGATTCTCACTCCACGTGAACACGTGCGAGAAAGAATCGGTATGTACATGGGGTCGGCTGCTCGAGAAGAGGTCGATCGTTTTGTGCTCGGTAAATGGAAAACCACCGTCTATATCCCTGCTTTGTCGAAGATGATCGATGAGATCCTCGACAACTCGATTGACGAAGCTATTCGTACCAACTTTAGGTTTGCAAATAAGATCGACGTATCAGTAGACGGCGACTGTGTGATTGTCTCTGATAACGGCCGTGGTATTCCACAGGACGAGATCTTCGATTCCGTAACTCAAGAAAACATTCTTCGTCCTGTTGCTGCATGGACTCGAGTGAATGCAGGTACTTCGTTTGATAATGAACGTGTTACGATTGGTACGAACGGCGTTGGATCATCGGCGACCAACTTTCTTTCGACTGAGTTCATTGGACGCACTTGGCAGAACGGCAATCTCCTTGAGGTTACCTGTACAGAGGGTGGTCTCAAGACGAAAGTAAAACAGAAGACTCGAGCCGGATCTGGTACTGAAGTGTCGTTCAAACCAGACTTCAGTTTGTTCGAAGTAAACTCGATCCAAGAACTCGATACGATTCAGTTGGTCGAGGATCGTCTTGTAAGTCTTCAGATGGCATTTCCCGAGATTTCATTCTCATTCAATAAGAAGCGTACTCAGACAGCAAACATCAAGAAGTATTCTTCTATGTTCGTTCCTGAGAACGCATCGGTGATCTCTGAAATTTCTTGTGACCTTACGTTCTTCTTTTCTTCGTCCGAGGACGGATTTAGGTCGAACAGTTTCGTGAACGGTGTTAACACTCGTCAGGGTGGTTCGTATGTGGACTACATCGTGAATGGAGTTGTCGACGAACTCGTGACTCTGATTAAACGTCGACATAAGATCGAAGTCGCAAAGAGCACAATCAAAGGTGGTCTTACCTTTGTCATGTTCGCTCGTAACTTTACAAACCCCAAGTTCGATAGTCAGACGAAAGAACGTCTTACGAACCCAGTCAGTAACGTAAAGGAACACTACGACGGAGCAAACATCAAAGACTTCTTGTATCTTGCCAAGAAGATCTTTGCTTCCAATGACATCATCGACCCTATCATCGAAGCTCAGATCGCAAAGAAGCAGGCTGCCGACAGACGAGATGCCGCTCTTGCTCAGAAGAAGCTCAAGAAGGTCAAGGTCGCAAAACATATCGCCGCCAACAAAGATGGCGCCGTCCTGAAGATCGTCGAAGGTGACTCGGCAATGGGCTTCCTTCTCAAGGTTAGAGATCCAGATAAAGTCGGTGCTTATCCTCTGCGTGGTGTTATCATGAACACGTGGGATATGAAACCATCTGAAGTTCTCAAGAACAAAGAACTTGGCGAACTGATTGCAGTCCTTGGTCTCGACATCAACGATCCGAACAGTGTCGACAATATGACCTATGGTCAGATCGCTTCGCTGACAGACGCAGACCACGACGGCATCGGTCATATCTCTCCGTTGCTGATTGCTTTCTTCTACAAGTTCTGGCCTCGACTCCTGAAAGAGAAGCGAGTGTACATTACTCGTACTCCAATCATGATCTCGACGAACGGAAAAGAAACGAAGTGGTTCTATACATACGAAGAGGCAGCCAACTTCAAAACGAAAGAGACCGGGTGGAAACACCGCTACATCAAGGGTCTTGGTAGTTTGACAGAAGAAGAGTACGATGTAATCATCAATAATCCTACCTATGATGTCGTGACTGTCGACGATGCCTCGTATTTCCAGATGATGTTTGGCGACGACTCTACGCCTCGTAAGGAGTTTATGTTTCAATGACACAGTTGACAGATTTCATGGTTGATGATATAATCAAAAAGAATGCAGAAAAGGAATCACCTGTGAGTAAGAAAGACTATCCTATCTCAGCCGTTGCAAAAAACGAATGGAAATCATTCGCTATGTATACGGTCGAAGCTCGAGCCATTCCTAACATGATTGACGGTCTTAAACCCGTTCAGCGTTACTACCTCTACTCGTCAATCGTAAACTCGAAGACCGACTTTAAGAAGGTCAGTGCCATCTCAGGTATCATCTCTGACTATGGCTATAACCACGGTGAGGCTAGCGCTGCTGGTTCCGGTCAGCTGATGGCTGCTACCTGGAACAACAACATCTGTCTTATTGAAGGTCGAGGTTCGTTTGGAACTCGACTTGTGCAGGAAGCTGGTGCTCCTCGATACGTGTACACTCGCCTTCATAAGAACTTTAACAAGTATATCAAGGATCTTGAGCTGTCACCGCAGCACTCAGATCCTGAACACGAGCCGCCTGCCTTCTATCTTCCGGTCATTCCTTTGGTTCTGACGAATGGGTCGAAGGGAATTGCTACTGGTTTCGCGACGAATATTCTACCTCGTGATCCGGACTCACTTTCTAGTGCTTGTCGTGATTACCTTATGTATGGTAATATAACGAAGAAGGTTCTGGTGAAGTTTCCAGATTTTTCTGGCACCGTCGAGTACAACGAAGAAGAGAATCGTTACTACTGCAACGGAGTCTATGAGAAGAAAGGCAAAACCGTTCTGCTCATCACCGAAGTGCCGTATGGATACGATCGTGAAAGCTATGTAAAGGTCCTCGACGATCTGGAAGAGAAGGACGAGATCGTTGGCTATGACGACCTCTGTGATAAGACTGGTTTTAAATTCGAAGTCAAGCTGAAGCAAAACACTTCTGCCAATTGGACTGACGAGAAGATCGTCAAACAGTTTAAACTCAGCAAGCCGTTCACAGAGAACCTAACCGTTATCGACTATGACGGTAAACTTCGTGAATACACCGACGAGCGTACGCTCATCAAGGACTTCTGTAAGTATCGCGTTGGTATTCTTACCAAGCGTATTAACCTACGTAAGAGCGAGATCTCTGAACTCATGCGTTGGCTGAACGTAAAGATGCAGTTCATCCAGGCTGTTCTCGACAATAAGATCGAGTTCAAAAACAAAAAGAAAGACGACGTCGCAAAGCAAATCACTGCTCACACCGACGTCATCTCTGAAGAAGATATCAATAAGCTGCTTCGTATCAATATGCTCAGCCTTACTGACGAGATGGTGAAACAACTCGAGCAGGAAATCAAAGACGCAAAGAAAGAACATAAGTATTGGTCGACCACGACTGCAGAGCAGCAGTTCATCAATGATCTTGATGAGATCAAGTAATGTACTACGTTACATATGATAAGCCAAAGTCGATCTCTGATGAACTCATCGATTCTGCAGTTCAGTTTGCGGCTGAGTTTTTAAATCTCGATGGTTCAATTGAGATCGACTTTGGTGACAAGTTTGAAAAAGATAAGTGCGGATACTGCGACTACGATGAAGAAGGAGCCACGATCTTCATCAATCCAAAGATGAAACTGAGCAAGATCATTGTGACTCTGTTTCATGAGATGGTCCATGCTCGACAATTCATGAGAGGATGGCTCGAGATACCGGACAAAAGTAGTCTTCCTGCCAGGTGGTTCGGAAAGGAGTACGATGTACCATACTTCGAGTCACCTTGGGAGATCGAGGCATATGAACTCGAGCTCGTTATGTGGGATATCTTTAACGAAAGAAACAGTTGACATTCGTTTAGAATCAGTGTATATTCATAATATACCGAGAAGGAAACTGTCGTGAATATGCACAAAGCAAAACAGGAGTTTGAAACTCATGCGAAGGAAACTCTCAATGTTGAATACATGGGTGGCGCACTCTACGCGTTCGGCTCAGAGCTCGCTTGCCTACGTTTGGTCAGAGCATATCGCCACTGCGGCCACCGTGCTGATTGCGGTTTTTCTGAAAACATGAAGACTTGGTACTTCTATCTCGAACCTCTAGGATCATAATCGATGATCCTGAAAACGCAGCTTCATGATTCGTACGATCATCTCGTAAATCCATTTGTGAAGTTCCTATGCAATGAACTCTCAGTTCTTCCTCGTGAAGTCACTATCGTGAGCGAAGACGTAGAAGGTGGAGTCGGTCTCTGTATCGATGTCGATCCCGACTCATTTCTTATTCTCGTGAAAGAGAGTGGTCGTAGTGTTGGTCAAGTACTTACTACGATTGCTCACGAGATGATCCATGTTAAACAATACATGACACAGGAACTTGGTAGACTTCTAGATGAACAGAGTCACGTTCCATACGAAGATCGTTGGTGGGAAAAAGAAGCTTATGAAAATGCAGTTCCTTTAGTAGAAAAATTTGTAAAAATTATAAATACCTCGTAAAGAGGAGATTTATACATGCAGTCTTTTAAAAATTTTTTGTTAGAACAATCTAAGTGGGTGAAGCCGCATCATACTGATGAACACGACGAAGTTCACGTCCAGTCTGAAGTTCCTCATGGCGAATATCCAGACCACGTTCATAAAATGTTGCAACATTTGAAAGATAAAGACAACTACCACTCTGCAATGAAGAGTGGGAAACACATGGTTGTGACTCCTTCGTCTGCTAAAAAGATCTCTAACACAGACGCTGGATACAAACCAACGCGTGACACGTTTAGACAAGACAAAAGAGAACGTGTCACAAAACAGATGAAGAGTGGAAAGCCAATGACTAAGCCGATAGTTCTTCATGATACTCATACCGGCCATACGCATCTTTTAGCTGGAAACACTCGACTCACAATGAACACCCATCACGGATCAAAAACAACACCAGTTCATGCTATCACGTATGATTCGAGTAAAATGAAAAAATAATTGTAAAAAATGTCTGCGACCATTGACATCTCATACAAATGATATAAATACTATTGTATAACCAACAGAGAAGAAACATGCTTTCTACACATTCGAGCATATCAAGACAGGCGATAAATCTCCCAGGCGTATGGACTGATGGAGACGGGCTACTTTGACATAGATACAAGATCAAATCTATCTCAAAGTAGCCCAGGATGAAAATCCTGGGTTTCTTCATTTAATGGTTGACAAAACGTTAGAATCAGATTATACTAACAATATAAGAAGAAACTAACTAGCTCTTTGACAATTTAGAAAAGGAAACAGAAGAAATTCTGTTTTCACATATGACTGTAAATGGGAGTACTATGGTTCGAATCCATAGGTGGTCTGGCTGACCGTGATTTACAATGCCAAAAGGGCCAGCGTGCCCCTGAGCGCTCGAAAGTTCGAAGCTTTCACAGTCATAGTTGAAAACAGAAGTTTTGCGGGGTAGACTGGAGGTGGTTCCAGCACGGTCTCATAAGCCGAAGACGTAGGTTCGATTCCTACCCACCGCAACCAAGTTTAGACTGTAGAATTAATCACCTCTTGTGAAGGTGTCCCTGATCCGTCATCGCCGGCAGGTCAAAGCTGCAAACAGCCCAGTCTAAAACAAATCGGGGGATTAGCTCAATTGGTTAGAGTTGCCCGCTATGAAATATCTTTTTGTATAAATAGACAAAAGGAGATTATAATGCTTTACACAATATACCAAATAACTAATGAGCTTAACGGAAAAATATACATAGGAAAGCATCAAACTACCAATCTCAATGATAGATATTATGGCTCTGGAAAGTTCATAAGGTCTGCCATGAAGAAATATGGTAAAGAGAACTTTACTAAAGAGATACTATTTGTCTTCGATACTGAAGAAGAAATGAATACAAAAGAGAAAGAGTTGATAACAGAAGAGTTTGTATCCAGAAAAGATACTTACAACGCCGGAATTGGCGGAGAAGGAGGACCTCATTTCAAAGGGAAAAAGCACGGCTCTTACATGAAAGAAATAAGTAGCTCTGTAGATCATCGTAAAAAAATAAGTGAAGGTCTTAAAGAACACTATAAAGATAACGCTGCTTGGAACAAAGGTCAAACAATATCATCAAATCAAAAAGATAAAATATCAAAAACAATGAGTGGAAGAAAACTTTCAGAAGAAACAAAAAATAAGATAAAAGAAGCGCGGGCAAGACAAACATTTTCAGAAGAAACAAAAAAGAAAATGACTGAAAGCGCAAGAAATAGAAAGAAATAATTTTAGTGGGCTTGTCGACTAATTGGTTAAGTCACAATCCTCATAAGATTGCTGATCGCGGTTCGAGTCCGTGCGGGCCTACCAAAATTATTTCTTGGTCTTATTATAATCGGTACTGCTGGGATAGGGCAGCTAAGTCGGCACGAGGAGGTGCTAGAGCCAAAAACATTGCTTCCGTAGCTCAGTGGATAGAGCAACCGCCTTCTAAGCGGTCGGTCGAGGGTTCGAATCCTTCCGGGAGCGCCATACTTTCTATTGAAAGGTTTCCTATGTTAACTCATATTCAAAATATGCAATGGGTTGGCGCTCTTAGTCTTGAAGACGCAGACGTACTAGCTCAGAAGTCAAAGACTGCTCTAAAGATATTAGAATTTGGCCCTGGTGGCTCGACAATGATATTTCTTCAGAGTATTGATTCTAACGCATCAGTTACTTGCGTTGAGACTCGACAGCAATGGATTGAAGAACTACAGAATAGATTAGATCTTATTGAACATAAGTCTAATAATTATGAGTTCTATCGGTATAAAGATTTCATGAATAAAGAAATTAGAGAAGAAAGCTTTGATCTCATATTTGTTGATGGTGAGAAAACATTTAGAGAAGACTTTGCGCGTAAGACATGGTATCTGTTAAAGAACGGCGGAGAGATGATGTTTCACGACACAAAGAGAATATCATATATTGATAGTATGATGAACGTAATTCGCAATAAACTTTTTCAAATCGAAAGCGTTCAATTTAATATTAAAGCATCAAACGGAGAGAATTCAAACATTTCTTCGATTAAGAAAACAGCTAGAATTGAACCACCAAACAACTTACAGAGTATCGAACAAGAAAGAGAACTGTGGACTTTTGGTGGTATCAGACAACATAACTATACGATAGACAAAGGTCTGTTTGTATATAGAAATACAGAAGCGCAAAAATAAAGGAAGCGTGGGCGAGAGGTTTATGCCTGCAGTCTTGAAAACTGCCGAACGGAAACGTTCCGTGAGTTCGAATCTCACCGCTTCCGCCATGATTTAGGATCGGTTCAGCAAACCAAAACGCTAAAATGTTATGATAGTCTTAGCGGACAAAACGATCCTGTTTAATTTGGGCTCTTAGCTCAGCTGGGAGAGCGCCTGCCTTGCAAGCAGGAGGTCAGGAGTTCGATCCTCCTAGGGTCCACCAATATAACGGAGAACATCTAATGGCTGCATTTCTTATCTTTATGGCAGTGGTTATAGTTGCAATTCTCTGGATTTCAGATGGACCAGGATCAAATCGCTGGTAATAGAATTGGCCTATTCGTATATGGGTATTACATTCGGCTGTCCACCGGATAAAGAGGGTTCAAGTCCCTCATAGGTCGCCAACTTACGATGGTTGTGTTAGAGTCTTGGTTGTCTTAACACATAAACTAGAAAGAGGTACGGGTCGCTACCGTCGCTCACTATTCCATCGTATTCAATAATGCGGAATTAGCTCAGTGGTAGAGCCCCTCGTTTACACCGAGGTTGTCGGGAGTTCGACCCTCTCATTCCGCACCAACTACATGCCCATGTAGGCCAATTGGTAGAGTCGGCGCGCTTAGAACGCGTATGTTGGGGGTTCGAGTCCCTCCATGGGCACCAAAATTTAGAATGTTTACAGCAACAAAACAAAACTACTGGTTCGATTCCAGTACTCCCCACCATGGATACACTGTCAGCACTGTGAGAAGCGCAGATCGACAAGACTAGAACAAGGTTTGAATCCAAACAGTGTATCTTTGATGGGGAGTATGGCAAGGTGCCGCTAAGAGCAATCTTAGCTTTCCCCAAACATTCTGTTATATAGTATAGGAGAGCACAATGCGCGATAGAGCTTTTCGACGATTTCAAGAACTTAAGAAGAAGCAGTGGGTTCGAAAGTTTTTCTCAAAACATCGAGCTCGTGATCTAACCGATGCTGATGTTGGAGTCTATTCTCATACACCGCATCTGTGTTCCTGCTACTTATGTGGTAATCCACGCAAGTGGTGGGATCAAAAGACTCTTCAAGAAAAGAAGATGGAAGACTTTTATAAAGCAACTGATGAAGACTAATGGATCGTGGGCAGGACGGTAATGCAGCAGATTGCTAATCTGTAGAACGAGCAATCGTTCACTGGGTTCGACTCCCAGACGGTCCGCCAATACGGGTGGTAATCCTAGTTGGGACTAGGGCTCGCCTGGAAAGCGATGCGCAGGCGCAAGTCTGTCAGATTCGATTTCTGTGCCACCCGCCAAAAAAATAATGGTTGACATTCACATAGAATCAGTTTATATTGATAATGTAAGTAACGAAAGGAAACAACGTTATGCTTTACATTCGTGATATCATGGAGCTTCTTCAAGTTGATAAAGAAGTCGCGACTAAAGTGTTTGCTTGGATGGATCTTGACCTGAGCGAATGCACTAGGGAAGATTTCGATGCTGATGCACGTTATGTGTATGCCCAAATTAAAAATGGTACATACAAATAACTATTGACATTCATGTCGAATCAGTGTATTCTAATAATGTAAGGAACGAAAGGAAACCTTGATGAATATCGCTAGCTCCAAACTTGCTGAGATTGCCTACGGTATGTCCGAGATGGCTCGCACTCACAAGAACGACGTGATTGCAAACAACCTCGCTCGCGTTTCGGAAAAGGTCGCCGTCCAAGGTGCAAACTGGGCAGGTAAACCGCTCGATGAAACTGATATGATGTTGGTTCGTTACTACCTCGCTAACAAATAATAGTTGACATTTCTGTCGAATCAGTGTAGATTGAGAATATACAGAAGAGGAACTGATCATGTATACCTTCGATGAAACGATCGTCTCCGACCTCCACAAGGATGCTTACGGCTATCGCCCAGATGCATACTTCTGGGAAGAGTGGACTCAGTGCGGCGACGACACTCGTCAAGCCATGTGGGATAACCTGCTTGTAGAACTTGAGCAAGCGCGTGAGCGGGAAGCTCAAGAACAGATCGCTGCGATCAATGCTTTCGAGCTTGAGATTGCAAACGCTCTTGATGTTGGTGCTCGTTCGCGTGAAGACGCAGTTCGTTGGATCGTCCAAGGTTTGGAGCTTAGCGATATCGACATGATGTACGGTGGCAGCTACATCTGCTTCCTTAAGGGTCTGCCTTATCGCATGGCAGCAATGTTTGACAACGCGATCAACTTCTTTCGTGCTGAAGTTGTATAAATAGTATTGTAACGAGTGCTCTGTTTCCCGCTATATCCCGTAAATGAGGGTCGGCCACCCAAACTTTACTGAAACACGCAATGCGCTGGGGTATAGCGGAAAACAGAGATAGTTTCCTGATAGCTCAGTTGGTAGAGCGTCTGACTGTTAATCAGAATGTCCCAGGTTCGAGCCCTGGTCAGGGAGCCAAAATTTATATCGGTGTAGCTCAATGGTAGAGCGGAGGTCTCCAAAACCTCGCGCAGTGGGTTCGATTCCTACCACCGGTGCCAATATATCCGAGTATAGCTCAGTTTGGTAGAGCGCTTGCTTTGGGAGCAAGATGTCGTGGGTTCAAATCCTGCTACTCGGACCAAAATTTAGGATCGGTTCAGCAAACAAAAACGCTAAATCGTATTGGATGTCTTAGCGGACAAAACGATCCTGTTAAATATGGTCCTATAGCTCAGCTTGGTTAGAGCGCGAGTCTCTAAAACTCACGGCCGCGGGTTCAAATCCCGCTTGGACCACCACGAATCCGACTTTGTAAGAAATGGCATAAGAGTAACCGAGACAACTTATGTACCGCTTACATTAACTAGCGCTGTATATGCTGGCAAAGCCGATAAAAACCTTCTCAGGTCGTGCATATGTTAGAGCCGGATAACTATATTAAGGAAAGTGTAAATAAATGTCGTATCTAAATCACAACCTACCAGATTGGCCTTGCTACATTCGCAATGAGTTTTTGTACAATCACACAAAAGGACATGGCGAAGTTTCCAAATGTAATGTTCACTCAGTCGCAAGCATGGAGAAAAGAACGCCATTATTTGAATGCTTTTTAGAAAATGGTGTAAACTGGACTCGTAGACCTCTGCACGCGCTTTGTTGGGATCCGGAAGCAGAAATAGAACCACTAAATCAAATCATGTATTGGGATTGTTTTTCCACGTACATTGACGTTCAACGTAGACATCGCTTGGCTGGGTTAAGCGCTGAACTAATTCGTCCTGATAATACAAAAGTACGTGGTGATTACATGTTCACTCTTGATTGGGGCTTTGAAAACAAAGCAATGGCCGATTTTAACTTTGCAGAAACACCTGAGCATAAGTGTGCTCATCTGTTCAAAGTAGAAACTGGAAATTACTACGCTTATCCAAATAATAGAATTATATGGTATGATAGCGCATTTACATCTAATCGTATCTCAGCCAATCCCGGGTATGAAATTGATATGACTTGTTATTCAGTAGAGAATAAGAGAACTTTTGAGACCTCTGACCATTACATTTACAACATTACAGAAAGTTAATAAAGGAGAAATACAAATGAAGAGATATCACTTGTAGATTACTAGACCGCCCTAAATTGGGGCATACATCATGAAGTAAAAATGAAACCCAATTTAGGAGAACTAACAATGTCTATAGAACTTAAAATTAAATCTAAACACCTTTCAGAAGAAGCTCGTATCATTCGTTTTGAAGAACGTAAGTTACTCAAACAGTATCAGTGGTCTCTAAACAAATACAGAGAAGCTGGACACAACGACATCTATCCACGTTGGCATGATAAAGCATTTAACGAATACAAATCTATCAGCCAACACCGCAAATGGGAAGTGCGTAACGAGAACCGTGCTACCTTCCTTGCTCGTGCTTATCTCACTGGCAAACCATATAAGTCTGTTGAGAATAAGTGCAATGATACATCTGTGCTTCGTACTCGCATCCTTCCTCGTGTTTGTGAGATGGTTAATAAGTATGGCCCAGTTGCTGATAAGCTGAGTAAGAAGTGGAACAGAGAGCGTATGCGTTATGAGTATGATGCAGAACCTTGGAAAGCTCACTGTGATAAAGTAAAGGCTTGGACTGAAAGTTGATATAAATACTATTTGGATGGATACTGCAACCAATCTGCGGGGTAACAACCGCTATCATATGGTTAGATAGTATCGACGAGGTCCACAGACCATCCAGTTTTTAATTTGTGGATAGTAAGCGATAACGAAGCTAACCCATCGAAATGTAAGATGAAGGCCTGGCGTATTAGCCGGCGAAACATGACAGCTCGGAGAGACGAGTACTTAATTAAAAGGTATATTAATGAGTGAAGAGTATTTAGATAATTCAAAAAAGTTTTTCGATGAAACTTCAATAGAAGTTTGGAAAAATATATTATCTAAAGAAACACAAATGCATTATGCGTTTGGCGAGTCAATATTAAATAATAGAAAAATTTTTGAAAATGTAGCTACGGTTCTAGATGTTGGCTGTGGGTGGGGTGGCTCGCTACATCGTATTAAGTCAATATCTCCAAATGCTCACATAACAGGTTTAACCGAATCAAAACAGCAGGCAGAATACATTGGAGACGAATTCAATGTTATTCTTGCAAACGCTAATGAATACACTACAAATTCTAAATACGAAATCGTATCATTCATTCAAAGTATTACACATATGAAAGATACGGCGTTTTCAAACTTGGCAAAAACTACTGATAGAATTTTCATAAATGATTTTGTACAAACAAATAAAAGTGACTTTTATTTAAATGAAAACTGGGTTATGAAAATTAGAACAATAGATAATTGGAAAAATATGTTCAATGAAAATGGATTTGAAATTAAATCATTTAACATTTTGCCGTTACAAGAATACAAAAAGAATTCTGCATTTTGGTTAGATAATATAGTAAAGCATAACTATAGTAATATTACATGGCAGATATCAGTTTTAGAAAAACTTTGTAGAGCTTTTTTGAATAAAGAAATAACGAATACAGAACATTTACATCCGTATGAATCTGATGTATTTTTAGTAGATATCTATGCAGAAAGAAATAACGGATAAATAATTTAATGCGGGTGAGGCTAAGGTAGCCAACTAGCCTTCCAAGCTATAGGAGACCGGTTCGATTCCGGCCACCCGCTCCAAGAATTTGCCCTTTTAGCTCAGTGGTAGAGCAATCGCCTTGTAAGCGATAGGTCGTCAGTTCAATTCTAGACATGGGGCACCATTTTATTATAGGAGAAAATGAATGGCTTATTGGGGTTACCACGCAATGTTTGATTGCGCATCTTGTGATATTGATAAGATTACTAGTAAAGAAAACGTACACAATTTCATTAAAGAATTAGTACCTGCTATCGAAATGATTGCGTTTGGCGAACCTATGATTGAGCATTTTGCTACTCATGCACCCGACAAAGCAGGCATTAGTTTTCTTCAAATGATCGAGACGAGCAACATTTCCGGTCACTTGGTCGATTCAAATGGGGATGCTTACATCGACATCTTCTCTTGTAAGACTGTTGACGTAAAGATCGCAGAAGAATTGATCGTTAAGTACTTCAATCCGAAAAAGATCCGTCTTAACTTCATTACTCGTTCTGCTGGGTAAATGACACCAGCCGAACGCAAGGAAGCCAATCGGTATTATTGGATTGTCAAAGGTCACTTAATACCAGAGACCTGGCAAGACAAAGATGTTCGTTCAGTTCTTGATGGTTACTTCGTTAGACTATGGGGTAACCACGAGAACGTAGTTCATGAGGATGGTTTTGAGGAAGCGTGGCAGAAGCGCATAGGGAATCTCGAACGTAAAGTTAGCAACCCGGAGTAAGACTAATTTACGTTCGAGATATCTTTATTACTCTTCTTCGTTCTTCTTGCTCTTACTTGATCCAGATCCGCTGAGCATTATACCTGATAGTGTACCAGTTAAAAATGTAGCGATTGGTTGAATGAGTTCAAAAAACTTTTGATCGTTAGGTGACACGAACATAGGTTGTGTCACGTGTATTAGGCTATACAATACAGCAAAGATTGTACCGGTTAACGTAAATGCAAGGCATACGCCAACAATAAATCTTAGTTTTGCGTTTAGTTCTTCAATTTTATCTTGACTATTACTCATTTGCGTTGGTCTCTTCTATTGTTTGGTTGATACCGTCGACTATATTTGGACTTTCTTCAAGTTCAAACACGCTGCTATTTTCATCTATCATCTCTTCAGTACTTGCTTCTTCAGTTTGAATAATCTCGTCAACTTTTCCGGTATATTCTTCAGACGCAGCTGCTTCTTCCGATGGAGTTTCTTCTGCTGGCAGACTCATAAATTTGTTGACTTGTTCCTCGTATCTGTTCGAGTAGTTTCCGTCTAGCGATATTAGATCAGATGTACATGTTCCAGTAGCTAGACAGATAGGTGGGTTACATTCAGGTGCGCTCCAAAAGTCTGGATTTTGGCACTCGTAACGATACTTATCTTCTGCAAAGAAGACAATGTAACTACCTACTAGTAAAGCGAGTATTGGAAGATACATGTAGATTTCGAAAAATTTCTTGATTTGCATGACCTTTTCCTCTCTTCGTTGATAATAATGTAGTTCACCTATTGACATTAATGTAATTCGTGTTAATATATATCCATACAAGAGATTCTGCGGGCGTGACGTAACAGGTAACCGTATCAGACTTAAAATCTGAGTTTTGTGGGTTCGATTCCCACCGCCCGTACCACTATAACATATGGAGAGAGTGAAATATGATTCTTGACGATACAGAATGGTTCCAGACACAGCGACGCGTTCAAGCCGAGAATGCTCCACTCGTAGATGAATGGAAAAAGCTCTATGCAACTCCAGTGAAATCTGAGTTTGAGTCTGCGATTGAACGAGAGATTACTAAGTTTGTTGAACGTGTTGGCCTGTATGAACACCCAACATCTACTCGCCCTCGTTGGAAAACTGACAAAGAAATGTATCAAGCATTTTGGAACGAAAGGCTGAACTAATATGGCTAAAACGAGTCTTGAATACGCTGAACTGACCGGTCTTAGAATCTTTATCGAAAACTACAAAACTGCATATGAGATTCAGTATGGTAAACATAAAGACTACGACGTAAATAAACCAGTAGGACCTCAAGCTATTATGAGTTGTATTCAAGATAGAATTCTAGAACTCGAAAAGAAATAAGATAATGCCGTGACAAGTGTAAGTGGAAGCATATCTCACTGTGACTGAGATGGAATGGGATCGAAGCCCATGCACGGTACCAATAATGCGGAGGTAGCTCAGTGGTAGAGCTTCTGCTTGCCAAGCAGATGGCCGTGGGTTCGAGTCCCATTCTCCGCTCCAAATATGTCCCTGTAGGCCAACTGGTAGAGTCACTAGCTTGAGGTGCTAGGTGTTGGAGGTTCGAGTCCTCTCAGGGACACCATTGCCCGTTCGTCTAACGGTAGGACGCTAGGCTCTGACCCTAGTAATCGCGGTTCGAATCCTCGACGGGCATCCAACATATAAATACTATAATGAATAATACTTTGAACATGGAGTTTAGATCGCAAGAAGGATACGGTGACTTTATCACCGGCCTTTGCTATGCACATTCATCTGTGTTAAAGTATCAGAGACCAGTCCACATAAAGTTTCATTGGCCAAATGCAAAGGATTACTTGCTCAGTGAAAAGGACCAAGAGTCAATCCTCTATCGTTTTAATTACATTAAAGATTACTTAAGGCCGGTAGATGGTCTAACGATATCACATGAATATTCGTCTAATCCAAAGTTTAGATTCGTCAACGAGCTTGAAGAATTCAATCACCTGCATGGTCTCTGGTATCTAAAAGAAGAACCAAAGATAAAGCCTGGACTCGTCGCGTTTTGGTCTTCGAAACATAACCTTACGTTTCCTGGTTATCATAAAGACCCATTATACGATCATTGGGATACCGTTGTAAATAACCTTAAGATGGAAGGATACGAAGTAGTTGAGTTAACTTATAGAACTCCTATTCGTGAAGTCATGGACGTAATCACGACATGTGAGTTTGGAGTCGGCTACGAGGGTATGGTACATCAGCTGTTTAAGTTTACATGGCGGCCTATCGTGATTGCATCGAAGAGAGTAGAACTCGCGACTCTTCTTGCTCCTCAAGGCGCAATCATAACTTCACCAGATCAACTCCTACACAATCATATTTCCAAATACGTGAAACAGAGTAAAAAGAATATCCAAAGACTTCTGATTGCTCATCAAGAATATATGAACGACGTACAGGATCCAACGAAACACAAGTTATACGGTATGGAAACATGAAAGAAACTGATAACCAACATACGTTTATTCAAAGACGTCAAGACATAGAAACGAAATACTTCGAGACTCTTGACTCTCAGAACATTCTGAAATCAATTTCGTCTGTTGATATCACTACGATTGATTTATGCAATCGTTCCTGCGTGTTCTGTCCTCGACACGATCCTCGAGTCTATCCAAATCGAAATCTTCGAATGACGACGAGTGGCGCAGAGATCATAGCCAAGAGATTGGCTGATATACAATACACCGGAACAATCGCCATCTCTGGCTTCGGTGAAAACCTTCTAAACCCTGACATTGTAAATATCATTAGAGCCTTAAGAACGCACAATAGTAAAGCGTACATTGAGTGCAATACAAATGGAGATCCTCTTAACACGACTCTTATCAAGGATCTGATTGAAGCTGGTCTTGATGTACTTAATATCAATATGTACGACGGCCCAGAACAGATTCAATACTTTGACGAGATCCTCGAGGGTATACCAGAAAAGAACTATAAGTATAGAGTTCATTGGGATCCAAAGGATCATGGGATCATATTCAATAATCGTTCCGGTCTTATCAAATGGATGGATGATACTGATACTCTTGAGAACGTGAAGAACAATAAGTGCTTCTATCCCTTCTATAAACTATACGTTGATTGGAATGGTGACGTTCTGTTCTGCGCAAACGATTGGGGTAGAGAACGAGTCGTTGGTAACCTAATGCAGCAACCTATCTCCGAAGTTTGGATGAGTAAGGAAATGCAGAAGGTAAGAATGAGACTCTCGAGAGCAAATAGAAACTTTAGTCCCTGTAATAAGTGCAGCGTCATAGGTACACTCGTAGGAGAAAAGAGCTATGATATTTTAATGGAGCATTATAATGAGAATCGCAGTCACTGGAAGCAGTAAACTCGCTGGTGCCATCATAGATAGGTTTGGCGCAGACTCTTATCGAGTTGAAGATAGGATAGAGAAATCAGACTATGATGTCTTCATTAATAATGCTCACGTTGGATTTCAGCAAACACTCTTACTCGAAGAATGGTGCCATGCTTGGTACGAAGATAGTAGTAAGCTCATCATCAACATATCGTCGAGAGCAGGTCTACCAAATCTTTCAAAGGGTTACATGTATGCGGCTCAAAAAGCGTCTCTCGATCACATTGCGGATAACATTACTTATAACAGCCATAAGAAATGTAGGATCACTACGATCAATCTTGGAATGCTAGAAGACTCCCTTCCTTCTGTAACTTACTCAGAAGTCTGTGATTTAATACAATATGTTCTTTCTTTGCCGAAACATCTAGAGATACCAAGGATATTTCTACAGAACGCTGCAAACTATAAAGAAGTTCAAAAACTTAAGAGCTCTAGATATTAACAGATAAATAAGATAGTACTGAATTCACAGGATAGGTATTATATGTTTACCAACGAAATTGAATTTGACGAAACTATCACAACAATCTTAGATGACTGCGGTCAATATGAAGATGTTCAATTCTTCATCGATGATAACGAAGTATACATAAGACAGTGGAACGAAACAAGAGGACAGTGCGAACTCATAGCGATGTCTCATAGAATGTTTGAAGAGTTTCTTCAAGCTTTAAAGAAACCGGAAGGTTCTTACATATTACGATAACGTGAACAACATACAGGAGTGATAATTATGTTTACGCAAAAACAGATCGAAGAACTCGTAGATCTTCTTTGCGATCTTAATGAATCTACGAAGATCTACATAGGAACGGACTCAGTTCGTTTTAGAGAAAACGATAGATGGTACGCTAAGTATGCGACGGTCTGCGTCGTTCACATGAATGGTCAGAACGGCTGCAGAGTGTTTCGACACAAGACGGTTGAAACTGACTACGATCTAAAAAAGAATCGTCCGTCAATGCGTCTTATGAATGAAGTCATGAAGTCTTGCGAACTGTACACTCAGCTCGCTCCGTTCATCGACGATTTCGACGTTGAGATTCACTGCGACGTCAACATCGATCCAAAGCACGGTTCAAACTGTGTCGCATCTCAGGCTGCTGGTTATGTTCTTGGTGTAACTGGTCTTGCTGAAAATCACGTGAAGCTCAAGCCTCACGCCTTTGCAGCTAGCTTCGGCGCAGATCACTACGCAAATAATTTTAGTTGACATTCACAACGTTATGAATTATATTGTAGTTAGAAACGGAGAATCAAAATGAACAAGACACTTCTAGCAATTGCAGTATCACTTGTGCCGGCCGTTGTTTCAGCGGACGGCCTTTCTAATGCTCAGTACGCAGTGATTACTGCGGTCCATCCGGTCTACACGGATCGATATGTAGATACCTACGAGAACGTATGCTATGATGTACAGGTGCCTGTTTACGGTCGTGTTCATGGTGGCTCAGATGCCGATGTTCTTGTCGGAGCGTTGATTGGCGGAGCGATTGGCAATCAATTTGGTGGTGGAAGCGGCAAGGACGCAATGACCGTTCTTGGCGCAATCGTTGGTGCCAATAAGGGTGCTAATGCTTCTCGTGATGCAGTCGTTGGATATCGTTACGAACCTCAGTGCGAAAGCGTAAGAACGACTGTTAACGATCCGATCGTATCACACTATCGTATCTCTTATACCTATAATGGGTATGAGTACTCTCAAGAAACTGTACATAAGTATACGCTTGGTCAACGCGTGAGCGTTCAGCCCGCGTTGAAGTAAATTAATAAAGGATTGGATATGGGTATTAAAGCAGGAAAGATCTGGGGAGGCACAGAGCTCATTCACGCGAATGGCGTATTTGAGTTTCATCGAATTGAATTCAATGCAGGATTTAAGTGTTCGGAGCATCTTCATCGATTTAAATGGAACGGCTTCTTTGTTGAATCCGGTAAGATGTTGATCCGTGTATGGCAGACTGCAGATCAAGAAGGTATTGTTGACGAGACTGTGTTGTCTGCTGGTCAATTCACTCAAGTCAGGCCAGGACTCGTTCATCAGTTCGAAGGTCTCGAAGATGGCGTTGCGTTTGAACTCTACTGGGCAGAGTTTAATCACGATGATATTGTTCGTAAGACTGTTGGAAAAAAGGCATGAGGATCATTGCTGGCCCATGTCAACACGAGAGTCTAGAGCAATCTCTTGAAATCGCAAAGCATTGCGAACTGGTATGTAAGAAGTATGGAGTTGAATACTTCTTTAAAGCTAGTTTTGATAAAGCAAATCGAACAAGCTCACTAGGAAAACGCGGTCTTGGCATTGAAAAGACTATGCATGACTTTGACGTTCTTCGTAGTCATATGTTGGAACTGAACATCGTAACCGACGTTCACGAAACTTGGCAGGTAGAGTTCGTAAAGGATTATGTAGATGTTATTCAAATCCCTGCTTTTCTTTGCCGCCAAACGGATCTTATCCGAGCTGCCGTAGAGACTGGCAAAATCGTCAATATTAAAAAAGGACAGTTTCTTGCGCCGTGGGATGTCAAAGGTATTCTCTCGAAAACCGAAGGAGCAAAAGAAGTCTGGCTAACTGAAAGGGGAACGAGCTTTGGGTATAACACTCTTGTGGTCGATTACACTGGTATCCAGTACATTATGGATAATTACGATGTTCCGTTTGTATTTGATGCAACACACTCTGTTCAAAAGCCTGGCGGCATGGGGTCGAGTAGTGGCGGTAATAGGAATTATGTTCCTGGTTTATGTCGTGCAGCTAGTGCTCTTGGTGTATCTAATTTCTTTTTAGAAGTTCATCCGGATCCGGATAGTTCTCCGTCTGATAGCGCGAATATGCTATATCTGAATGACTTTGAAGAAGTCGTTGAACAAATTGTCAACTTTCATTATGTTAGGAAATAAAATGGTAGACATGAGCGTCGTTATCGGTAACCTATTGTTCTGGCCCGCTTGGTTCTTAGTATCGAGCATTCCGTATCTGTTGAACCAATATGCAATCAACAACTACGAAAAGATCCAAGATTTCAATAGTAACAAAAATGCAACAGATAAACCGAACTAAATTTTAATAGTTGACATTTTCTCAAATTGGTTTATATATAACTAGTAATCGTTGAAGCAGACGATAGACATTCTGGACCGGGGTTCAAATCCCCGCAGCTCCACCAAAAGTAAATTAAACGATGTTTGCGAAACAAAGGAGGAATCTATGTTTGCAGATAAAGAAGTTTTTAAGCAGTATAAGAAAGACAAGGGTCTGGAAAGGCGCGCGTTTCTAAATGAGTATAAAATAAGCAGAGGATGCGAAATTTGTGGTTTTAATAAACATCCACAAGCATTAGCATTTGATCATTTGGATCCTAGCACAAAGCATCCAAAATATTCTGCTAAACAACTTACTCGTTGGGGTATGGAAATGTTGATGGAAGAAATCAGTAAGTGTAGAATTTTATGTCATAACTGTCATGCAATTCACACATATGACAACGACCATCACAATCTTCATAACCTTTAATTTACTTTTGGCGGGGCTGACTAGGGATCGACAGGTGTTGAAAGCAAGTGGAGATTACCGTGTTGGCCTACGTTATTCAGCCAAAATTACAACTGCAAACACAAACGCAGCTCCTGTAGCTTACGCTCTCGCAGCATAATCTACTTGGGTGGGTCACCGACCTCGAAACAGAACTGGTGACACTCACACCAACCAACTCAAAGGAATACAAAATGAAAAAGTTTCTTCTTGCAACTGCAGCTGTTCTCTCGATGACTTCTGTAGCTTCCGCCATGGATTTCGGCAATGGTCTCGCTCTTGACACTGAACTTGTTACTGAATATAACACCGACACCACCGTCTTCACTTCTGTTCTAACTCCACGTCTTGCTTATGCACCTATCGAAGGTCTTGGCATCTGGGCTGAAACCGATCTTGCTATCTATGATGGCGACGACTTCATTCAGTTCAATAGCTCCGCATTTGAAGGTGCAGTTCTTGGTGCAACCTACGTCCCAAGCATTAACCTTGGTAAAGTAAGCGCAGAAGCATACCTCGAGAATAACTTCGATGGCAGCTTCGAGTACATTGACAGCGTCGTCGGCGTTTCTCTTAGCTTCTAATCCAAAAGAATTATAGCAAAAAGTAAAAAGGAGGGTTTCGCGCCCTCCTTTTTTTATAAATACTGACGAGGAGGATCCCTAATTGGATTTTTTAAGTTTAGTATCAGACGTAGGGTTTCCAATTGCAGCTTCTTTAGCAGGAGGCTTCTTTGTGTTCCTCACGCTACGATTTATACTTGCTGGAGTTCTAGATAGTATAAAGACACAACGCGGGTTTGTTATGGCTTTGGACAATAGAGTAAAGACCATGAACAATGAACTCGTTCGTATCGATGTTCAAATGTGTAATGCCTTTGGTGTAAAGCCAGATTTAGACAGAATTGCAAGAGCCGACGGGCAAAAAGACGCAAGAAAAGACTAAAGAGAGCGGATTAGAATTTGGATATCGCAGCAGCAATAAGTCAGTATGGTTTTCCCATCATAGCCGCCTTCGGCTTAGGCTATTTCATTTATTATATTTGGACGTGGGTGACCGAAGAGGTAGATCCAGTTGTCGGTGAATCCCATATGACTCTCATCGCTCTTATTGATAGAATAAGAATGTTAGACAATGATCTGATAAGATTGAGAACGAAGCTTGACATGATTCTTGAGAGACAAGAAGAACTCAGAATTTCCAAAGATACGATAGAAGTTCTACCTGAAAAAGAAACTCCTAAGTTAGAAAAGAAATAACAACCATCGACTCTTTATAATGCCATTCTTGATTTTGTTATGATAACAGAGGAAAGAAAGCATGATAAAGAGACTGCTTATAACATCTTTATGTTTAAGTACGCCTGCATACGCTGAAGTTTTTGAATTCAATAGCCCAGCGTTTAGCGGAAACGGATATAGTACACACGTACTTACAATTCATCAGTTAGAGCAACAAAGAAAAGACAAGATAATCGCTGATGAACTCGCTGCTATCGAGCGCGCTGAGCGCGAGTATCGCAATAGCAACGTCTACAAATTTCAAAACAACCTTGAATCAAGAATATACGCACAGCTCTCGCGTCAGATAGCGGATAACCTATTTGGCGAAGGCGGTGGTGCTGTCGTTGGAGAATGGACAGAAGTCGAGACACCATTTGGTGACAGAATAAAGTGGATGCGTGGAACAGACGATAGAATATACATAGAAGTCTACGACTCAAACGGAGACTTAGCATCCAGCTTTGATGTACCAGTAGGGGAGTTTGCATTCTAATGAAAAAGATAGTATTATCACTCTTATTCGCAGGTCTCGTTGCTGGCTGCTCTACCACAGTGAATCGAATACCAATTGAATCACCAAAGGCCGTCGTGACAGAGAAAGATTTCATTAATCTTCCGCCACCAGCACAGGGTGCGATGGTCGTTGCGGTGTATTCGTTCGAAGATAAGACAGGTCAGAGACTACCGAGCGAAAAACTTGCTAACATCTCGACTGCAGTTACACAGGGTGCAGAACAATACGTGATCAAAGCATTGCGTGATGCTGGAAACGGAACTTGGTTCCGAGTTGTAGAACGTGTAGGGTTAGAGAACCTAGCACGCGAACGTCAGATTATACGTCAGACGAGAGAAGAAGTTGGTGACGAAACTCCTTTATCACCTATGCTATTCGCAGGAGTAATCGTTGAGGGAGCAATCGTTGGCTACGATTCAAATACATTAACCGGTGGCGCAGGTGCAAGATACCTTGGCATAGGACCTAGCACTCGTTACACTGAAGATGTGATCACTGTCTCAATGCGAGCTGTTTCTGTAAAATCTGGTGAAGTTTTAACAAGTACAGCAGTATCAAAAACCGTATTAAGTACAAGTACAAATTTAGGTGTTTTCAAGTTTATAGAGGCAGGTACTGAGAACGTCGAACTTGAAATTGGTAATTCACAGAACGAACCTGTGAACCATGCAGTAAGACTCGCGATTCAGGCCGCAGTTGTTGAAATGATCAAAGAAGGTGCCGAGAACGGCTACTGGGCTTTCAAACAATAACAAAAGGAAATAACTCAAATGAAAAACCTATTATTAACTTCTGCTCTTATGATAGGAATCGCGGTTCCATCATTCGCAAGCGAAGTTTATATCGACCAGGCTGGAAATAGTACTAACGTAAACGTACTTCAGCAAAATGGAAACAACAGAATCAACACCGATGCGGCTCCTATGATCGTGAACGGTAACGACATCAACGTCGAGATTGTTCAAGATGGTGACGGAAACATTGCTGACATCTTTATTCAAGTAAGTGCTAACGACACGAACTATGAATATCGTGTTGAAGGTGATCTAAACGAAGTGCTTTCAAATATCAGTGGCGGAGTCGACAATAATTTCGTCGCAGCCGTCATAGGTAACGATAACGTGATCACTCTATGTAAAGATTACATTAACGGTAACTGCAGCGGTATTCAAGTCAACCTCACAGATACTACACTCAATCTTACTGGTAATAATAACGAAATCAACTTTGCATTGAATGCTCCTGATGCAACCAACGTGTTCAACGTCGGCCAGACAACACCAAGTGATTTCAACGTGATTAATCTTACTCAGACTACATCTACAGGACATATCGTAAATGTTGACATAGATGGAGATACTAACACCGTGGATATCGTTCAGCACTAATATGTGGAGAATCTTATTCATCGTAATGATGATCATTCCCAACTTCGCGATTGCCGAAGTTGGGACCGTGACTGATTTCAAAGGAAATGCAGCTGAAGCCAGAAGAGACAGTGATAAACTCACTGTTGAGATGGGCTTTGGTGTTGAAATGTTAGATCAATTAATTACTGCTAATACTCGGCTCGGCCTAACATTTGAAGATGGCACGCGAGTTGAAATTACAGAGCAGAGTGAGCTAGTGATTGATGATTTTGTGTACGATCCAAACACGAGCGCTGGTAAGATGTCGATGGAGGTTGCTCTTGGAACAGTTCAGATGACATCTGGTCTGCTAGCCAAAACTAGCAGAGAGAACGTCGACATCCGCACGCCAACGGCAAGCATTACGGTCAGAGGAACAGACTTCTCTATGACGGTTGACGAGCTTGGTCGCAGTCTAATCATTCTCCTACCTAGCTGCCCAGACGAAACTCTCAATGAAGACGAATGCCCAGTCGGATCCATCTCAGTGAGTACTGATGGCGGAACCGTGATGCTAAATGAATCTTATCAAGCAACTATGGTGTCTCACAGCGGGCTATCTCCGGCGGATCCTCGTAAACTTCTTTTAGATCAATCAAACATCAATAACAATCTTATCATAGTTCCTCCATCAGAATTTCCAGGCGGATTTTCTAACGATGAAGAAGAGGAAGAGATACGAACCGAACTTGATGTTGATCTCTTAGAGAATGAAGAACTCTCTGAAGACTTGCTTGCTGAAGATGAAGAATTAACGACCAACTCGCTTGACGTAAACAGAGTGAATAACACTTATTTGGATAATCTTCTAGAAATCAACGTGGCATCTCTTGAGAGTATGCTAGAAGAGGAAGAAAGCGAAGTACTACCTAACATTAAGAACTTTCCATGGATACGCGCAGTCGTGAATGAAGAGTTCATGTTATTAGATTCTGATCGTTCACCGCATATATCAATGCTGACAACAAGTTTAGATACGAACGGAACGTATAACGTAACTCAGGATGGAGTATTTGCGGTTGTACAAATAAACGATGGAGGAACGAATGTTTCTATCACTACTATCCAGACTCAGTAGCGCGATACTCGTTTACCTTATGTTCGTTAGTATTGCCGCTGCGGCTATCACTGACTTAAAGCTCAGCACTGCGCAGATATTCGACGTGCAGTGGTATATTTCCGGCGGAACACTGCATGCGAGCGGATTTAACTATATCTTTGCGAGCGTGAACTATGCTACTCAGACTAATTCGGCTGCTAGATGGACAGCTGCACAAACTGCAGACGCAAACAGTAATGGCAGATACATTGGGTTCTTTAATAGTACAACCAATCCTGGCACCTACGGTATGGCCGTGTTCAATAGCGACGGCACAAGATACAAAATAATTAACAACACAGGCTCGTTTCGAGCATTAGCCAACGGAGCGATCTTCTATAACGGCAACGGTATGTGGGGAACTCTCATCACTACCGGTCAAGGATATAGTCTTGGTCAAAGCGGTTCGTGGTCTGTCACTCAAGATAACCCAACGAATAGTCAACTTCAAGCGTATGTTCCACCAAGCTCAACGCCGTTGGCTGCGGGACAGACTGCGCCACCACCTGCTGTCGCAACTCCAATCTATAATAACAGCTCGAATGTTAACATAACCAATCACTATCCTACGAGTAATAACAGCCCATCGGGTGAAGGTGCTTCGCAAGCGTTTGATAATAATCCAAACACAAAGTATCTAAACTTTGATAAGAAAAACGCTGGTGTTACTATTAAACTAAACGCTGGGCGAGTGGTAAACGAGTTTACACTTACCACTGCGAATGACTTCTCAGGAAGAGACCCGACGAGTTATAAGCTATACGCAAGTAACGACGGTGTAAACTGGACGTTGATTCAAGAAGGTGCTTTATCACTTAGTAACGATAGATTCTGGACCAGTCCTAAAATTCCAGTCACAAACAGCAATGCGTATGTCTACTATTACATATTCTTTCCCACGACTAAATCCGGAGACGGCTGTGGTTTGAACTGTGACAGTATGCAGATTGCAGAAATTACATTCTACTACAATTCAGGCAACACAACAACATCAACGGCGACTGGTTCAGGATCTGTATCAAACCCAGGATCTGCTCCAACCCCGGTTTACTCGTCAGGTATCAATCCTTCACAGGCGATGAGAAGAGCGGCCAACCTTGCTTTGACGAACGGTCATAATGCAAATGTAAATATTGTTGGAAACGACAATGATGTTCAGATCCAACAGATTGGTGGAAGCCATTATGCTATCTTAAATATCGATGGTGATAACAATAGCACAGATATTTTACAGACAACAACTACATCATCTAGACACTATCTAGAGGCTGACATCATCGGCAATGGAAACAGCCTAATACTACAGCAAAGAGAAACTGGAAAAAACATGTTCTTAAACGTTAACGGAAACAGCAATGATCTGTCCGTGAACCAAAAAGGAACTGGGAACCATTATTTAAATCTAACGTTAATTGGGAACGATCATAATGCTAGCGTAATTCAGGATGGAAGCGGCAGTCATGCTGCGACTGTTCAGTTAGAGAACGGTGGCGGAGCATGGAATTTTATTCTAAACCAGTCCGGATCAACTTCTAAGACATACAGTTTGCCACATAGTATGAGCGATGGAAGTACTGTATCCGGAGTATGTAATGTTTCTGCGGGGTGTAACTTAACAGTGAATCAGTAGCGAGGAAATTAAAATGGATTTAATATACGGAATAGCATTGAGTTTTCATTTAGACTTTGAACAACATTACAATAGCATTCATCCTCATATCCGTTTACAAGACGATAGTTTTATCGCCGGCGCTTATTATAACAGCGAAGATGCTTTAAGCGCGTACGCCGGTGTTCAAATAACACGATCCAAGTGGAACCATGAATTTGGCGTAGTGTCTGGATACGGCAATTACGAAGTGCTTCCTTTTATCAGAACAACATACGATTTTAATGATAATGTAATAGGTTACATCACACCAGGATTTGAAAACAATAATGTTGGCATCGTCTTTGGTATAGAATTACAGAACTCTAAGTAGAATAAGATATATAGATTAATAGTTAGTCAAAAGGTTTACAGATGGATATATCGAAA